GATAGAGTTCCTTGTTATGTAAGAGACGATGAAGAAGACACGGATGGTCTATAACAGCACTGGTCGGTGATGAATCCCCCTTATGTCTAAAACAAGTATCCTGAGATACATTGGCAACTTTCTCCTCTTACTTGGTTATCAAATCATGTTGTGGGGAGATTTTAAAAATGGTTTGATGATAAAGTTTATTGGAGGTCTACTCGGTATTCCTTTTGCCATCAAACTCAAACTTTGGGATGTGCTATTTTTAATTGCATTCTTTGGTATCACTGAAATATCAAAGTTAACCCAACTTACACTTAGTCCTGGAATGACTTAAAACTTATACTGGTGGAGTCAAATATGACCCTATTTGAGTTTACTGCCTCTCTCAAGGGCAGTTGGTGCGGATGGGACTCTCTCCCGCCTGGTTTCCAATTTCCAGTCAAAGAATTGGTGGCGTGCATGAAAGACCTGATGGGAGAGTTGCATAAACTCTCCTTTTTTGGTATAATGATTTGATATTAAATTAATTGTATGAATATACACTTGACTTATTTTGGAGATAATAATTTCTCTATTGGTAAGAATAGACTAAAAAAACAGGCAGAGAGTTTTGGAGTTTTTAAATCTATTCAAGAGTTTGATGAAGATGATTTAGTTGGCGATTTCTGGGATAATAATGCCAGCAAAATGATGGGGCAGCGAGTTGGTATGCCAAGTAGATTTTATGGATATTATGCTTGTAAATCTTACTTTGTTGGGGAAGCACTTAAAAATATACCAGAAGATGATGTCCTTTTATATGTTGATTCTGGTTGCGAGTTGAATAAAAATGGTCTAGAAAAATTGCAACAATATTGTCAAGAGTGTCTGGAAACATCCGGTGTCTTTTTTACATTGGATCTTCCAGAGATTCAATGGACAAAGATGGATACTTATCGTAGAATTATGAATGATGATGACCAGTATCTGATGACTCGGCAAATTATTTCTGGCATCTTCTTTATGAAGAATGATAATCTGATGAGAAGCATCGTCGATAAGTGGAAATCCATTTCTATTGAAGATAACGGTCATTATCTTGATGATAGTCCATCAGTAATTGCAAATGATTCAATTTTTATAGAGAATAGACACGACCAATCTATTTTTTCTCTATTGTTAAAATCTGAAGCAGAATCTCATGATTTTACTTTTCATGAAGATGACACTTATGAAACAATCTGGAACTCTGCTGGATACTCTGGCGTCCCAGTAGGACCAGAGCAAGCACGAATCTGGAATACTTATGGTAAAGAGTATCCAATCTGGGCAACCAGAAACGGTCAAATCGATTTTACAAATTGTCAAGCATGAAAAAAGCACTTATTACTGGCATCACAGGTCAAGATGGATCTTATCTTGCTGAGTTACTTTTAGAAAAAGGATATGAGGTTCACGGTATTATTCGTCGCTCATCTTCGATTAATACATCTAGAATCGATCACATTTATCATAAAATTAAATTGCATTATGGAGATCTTACGGATTCTACAAATCTTGTAAGAGTGATTCAATTAGTTCAACCAGATGAAATTTATAATCTTGGCGCTCAAAGTCATGTAAAAGTTTCTTTTGAAACACCAGAATATACTGGTCAAGTTGATGCTCTCGGCACTCTCCGAGTTCTTGAAGCAGTGCGTCTTCTGGGAATGGAAAAGCATGTAAGAATCTATCAAGCATCTACGAGTGAATTGTTTGGTTTGGTGCAGGAGATTCCACAAAAAGAAACAACTCCATTCTATCCCCGCTCGCCATATGGTTGTGCCAAGATTTATGGATATTGGATCACCAAAAACTACAGAGAATCTTATGGAATGTATGCTTGCACGGGCATTCTTTTTAATCATGAATCTCCTCGTCGTGGTGAAACATTTGTGACTCGTAAGATTACTCGTGCGCTTTCAAGAATTTCTACCGGAGAACAGCAGATTCTTGAGTTGGGCAATCTAAATGCAAAGCGTGATTGGGGACATGCTAAAGATTTTGTTGAAGCAATGTGGATAATGCTGCAGCAAGAAGAACCAGATGATTTTGTAATTGCGACGGGAGTTCAGTATTCTGTTAAAGAATTTGTAGAAGAAGCGGCTCCATATTTTGGTATGAATATCGTGTGGGAAGGAGAAGGTCTTAATGAGATTGGAATTGATAAAAACACGAGAAAAACCATTGTTAAAGTCAACCCTAAATATTTTCGACCTGCTGAAGTAGAGACTTTGTTGGGTGATGCCACTAAGGCAAAGGAAAAACTAGGTTGGGAACCTAAGATTTCTTTTAAACAATTAGTTGAGGACATGTGCATTTATGGACAGTAATTCTAAGATTTTTATTGCAGGTCATAGAGGGCTTGTTGGATCTGCAATTTGCAGGCATTTGATTGCTAATGACTATACAAATCTTCTGACTCGCTCTAGAGCAGACTTAGATTTGAGAGTTCAAAAAGATGTTGATGAATTCTTTGCTGAAGAAAGACCTGAGTATGTTTTTCTTGGTGCAGCAAAGGTCGGTGGTATTGGATATAATAAAGTAGCACCAGCCGACTTTATTCGTGAAAATCTTCAGATACAAACAAATGTAATTGATGCAGCATATCGTAATGGGTGTAAAAAACTTCTCTTCTTAGGGTCTGCTTGCATCTATCCCAAACATGCTCCAGTTCCAATTAAAGAAGAATATCTGATGACTGGTCCTTTGGAACCAACTAATGATGGATATGCCATGTCCAAAATTATAGGTTACTACATGTGCAAAAGATATACTGAGCAATATGGATTCCCAACAGTTTCAGTAATGCCTAATAATCTATATGGCATTAATGATAACTTCATTCCGAGTCAATGTCATGTAATTCCAAGTTTCATTAACCGATTTATTCAATCGAAAGAAAATAACGATTCTGAGGTTGTTTGTTTTGGTGATGGAAGTCCAACAAGAGAATTTCTTTTTTCGGATGACCTTGCGGATGGGTTAGTATTTTTGATGAATAATTATGAGAATCCTGAGGTAATCAATATTGGACCAAATAGAGAGGTGAGTATTAAAGAACTTTCTGACTTAGTTGCAAAGGAAGTTGGATATCAAGGTAAAATTGTTTGGGACACTACAAAACCAAATGGCACACCAAGAAGAGCATTAGATACTTCTAAAATGGATTCTCTTGGTTGGAAAGCACAGACTCCTCTGGAAGAAGGATTAAAGATAACAGTTGACTGGTTTCTTCAAAATAGGAGTAATTATGTCCGTCTATAACTGGCCACTTATGAAGAATTCTATCTCTCTATGGGATAGATTTCAACTTGCAAAATTTGTACTAACTTCCGACAAGTTTACTCAGGGAGAAAATGTTGAGAGATTTGAAAATGAGTGGTCCAAATGGTTGGGATGCAAGTATTCTTTATTTGTAACATCTGGAAGCACAGCAAATTTTTTATTAGTTGCTTCAATCATTGAAGAGTATGGTTTAAAGAGTGGTGATAAAGTTTTATTGCCATCTTGCACCTGGGTTACAAATATCAATCCAATTATTCAACTAGGACTAACTCCCATCTTTTGTGATGTAAATCTTGAGAATTATAGTTTTGATTTAGAAAATCTAAAAGAAATATCAAAATGTCACCCAGATATTAAATTAGTTTTTGTTACACATCTTTTGGGGATTCCTGCACAAGTAGAAGAATATCGTAAATTATTCCCTGAAGCTCTGTTTGTTGATGATGTCTGCGAATCTCATGGATGTTTAGATAATCTTGGAGATAAGGTAGGAAAGAATAGTTTAGGATCTACTTTTAGTTTTTATTTTGGGCATCATATGTCCACAGTAGAAGGTGGAATGATATCTACGAATAGTAAAGATTTATATGACCTAATGAAAATGAAAAGGTCTCATGGATTGGCAAGAGCATCTGACCAATTTGAATATTATCAGAATCAAAATCCTGAGATTGAAAAATCTTTTCTCTTTGTGAGTGATGGATACAATTTTAGAAACACTGAATTTGGTGCGGTTCTTGGATTGACTCAACTTAAAAGATTGGATAAGTTTATTGAAACTCGTAGAAGGTCATACGAAGAATTTGTAAGAATAATGTCTTCTGAAAAAAACAAAGACAATTTTTATCCAATAGTGTATAATAAAGGTAATAGTTGTTTTTGTTTTCCATTCATATGTAAAACAAAAGAAACTAAATTAAAACTTATTGAAATATTTAATAAGTATAAAATTGAATATAGACCCGTTGTTGGTGGGAATCTTTTAAGACAACCATATCTTAAAAATTATACAATTTCTTGTAAAAAACAAAATCTAAATGTAGATTTGATACATGAGAACGGAGTTTATATCGGCAATAATCAATTTGTATCTCAAAAAGATATGAATCTATTAGAAAATATTCTAGGAGAATTATGAGTAAGTTTGGTGAAATGATTGACCAGTGTATTAAAGAAACCATTGATGAAGTTCTTTCTCGCAGAGAACTTCCTGACGTTGAATACATTGAAACTGACAATCTTGGTGAGGTTGTTGAAAAACTTTCAATTCTTCATACTCGTATGTGGATGTTGGAGGATGCAATTCAGGAAGCGGAGACTGATGAGGAAGTTGCTAATTTGAAGCGTAAGATTGACATTTGCTTCAAAATCAAACGCCCCCGTTTGGTTCAAGCAGTAAATCTTCTTGTAGATAATGCGATTGCAACTGGAAGACCTCTTCGTGAAGATTCTGTAAAACTTTATAAGGGAGTTGAGTGATATGTCACTCAAATATATTCATCATCACCTGGGTTTGGGGGACCATATTATTTGTAATGGTATGGTTCGCCATTTTTGTAAAAAGTATAATAATATAGTCTTATTTTGCTATACACATTACTACGATAATGTGAGTTATATGTATCGTGATTTGAATAATCTAGAAATCTTTACTTTTGATAGGGAAGAAGAGGCAATTCTATTTGTCGAGAATAATCCAACTGTTAAAAATAATTTACTTAAACCAGGATTTGAAAATCTTGATAGTTGTTTAGATAGAATGACATTTGATGAGGCATTTTATTATCTTGCGGGATTAGATTTTCAAATTAGATTTGATGAATTTTATTTTGATAGAGACTTAGAAAAAGAAGAAGAAGTTTGCAAAACATTAAATCCAGATAATGAAAAATATATCTTTGTTTTAGACGATCCTAAGAGAGGATATAATATTGATATGAGTAAAGTTACGAGTGATTATAAAGTTATTCGTAATGACTATCAATTTGGTATGTTTGATTACATCAAACTTCTAGAAAATGCAGAAGAAATTCATATGATGCAAACTGGATTTTTGGATTTAGTCAATTCGTATGAAATAAAAAAACCAAAAATTTACAGACATAAGTATGTGAGAAATTATCCAGATGCAATTCATTCAAAAGGATTAAATGAGGTAATTAATATTGACTAAAACCGGATATATTTCATATTCTGATTCACGATTTAATTACTCATATAAAGGATTTTGCTCTATTGTTTGTGGAATCATCGACATGGCAATGGAGCATTATCTTGATAAAGGTAATTTTAATATTGAAATATCTGAATCTCAGACGCTATCATTATTTGATAATATTTCTCTCAAAACAAATGATGTGTATGATATTGGGTCTTGGTGGTTAGAGAGATATTTTTCAAATCAAATCTTTCATTCACAGTATAATGCACATACTCCTGCAAATTTAGATAACTTAAAAATCAAAAATCTGGTTTATAATAATATTCTAAAGATAAAGGATGAGTATCTAATTAAATATGAAAATAAAAAATTAGAACTGGGTATTGATGATGATACTCTAGGAATACAAATCAGAGGCACAGACAAAAGTGAAGAACTTCCGGAGATAAAATTAGAAACAATTTTTGCGTCAATTGATAATGTAGAAAAAGAAAAAATATTTGTTGCTACCGATGATAAAAGGTATCTTGATTCTTTATTGGATAGATACAAAGAAAGAGTTATTTACGACTCTTCTCTTAAAATAAGTGATAACTCTCAAGCCATTCACCACAATTGCCCAAATCGTTCTCAAATTAATGAAGAGGTATTATCTAGCGTTTATTTACTTTCAAACTGTAGTCACTTTTTGTATAGTTTTTCGAACGTTAGTTTACTAGCATTGATTATGGGAATTGATAATTTTCAATTTATCGATTATTTAAACAAATGATTAGTATTGTAACTGGCACTTTAAATCGTGTGGGAATGCTTCCTACTTTAATCGCAAATACTGTTATTGCCGATGAAAGATTAGAACTTGTATTAGTTGATGGTGGAAGCACCGATGGCACTATCTCTCTTATTAAGGAGATAAATCATCCTAGAATTAAATTAATTGAGGTTGGTGGTCGTAGTTCATATCCACACTTTATGAATTTAGGTATTCAAGCAGCAACTCACGAAGTTATCTGCCAATGGAATGACGATGTAATTTTATGTAATGAATGGTCTGAAGTATTTTTAGAACTTCAATCAAATCACGACTTTTATCTTTTTAATTGGAAGTATGGAAATTATGAAGACACCAAAAACCCAGATTGGTTAAAAGGAAAAGACCATACTTCTGGATGGTGTCTATGCAATGTTGCAGATTCTGGTGGCGAAATCGTAATGAATTATGGATTATATCGAAAGAAAATTTTTAGAGAAATTGGAATGTATAATCCAGAGTATCAGTATTACTATGCGGATGGAGACATGGCATATCGTGCATATGCTTTTGGATATAAGGTAAAGGATTTGCGACATATTCGAGTATGTTCTTTACCAGCAGGAAAAATTGCAATTCCATATCAATCTGATAAAGATGCATATGAAAAGAATCTTTCACTTTACAAGCAAAAGATTCTTCCAGATTCTCTTCAATATCTTTGAATAATCATATCTCTATGATTTTCTAATTGATTATCATTTTCATCGAATGGTTCTCCAATAAAGGCAAAGTCATCTAATTGTCGGTCTCTTTTAATTGGAGTTCCAATACCTTCATAATTAAAGTATTCATCGTGTAAGAATAGACTTTCACAGGCTCTGGGGTAAATAACTTCTTGCAAGAATCTTTGGTCTACTGCTCGGTCATTCACCCAAGAACTTGTTTGAATATATTCGTTAATTTTATCTTGAATATCCTCAACAAAGCATCCTCTTGCTCCCCACATACCAGCACTGATTTCCCAAGCGTGACCGCCAGGATGGTCACGAATGATATGAAAACACTTACCAGATTCTAACCATTCTTGAACTGCTACAGCATCTCTTTCAAATAAACGAGAATCACAATCTCTGGAGATGAAGCATTCTACCTTTTCTGATGCTGGCGCAAAACGCCACATAGCATTACAGAAACCTTGCTCCACTCCAGTATTGACCAAAACAACATTATTTGCTTCCAGTTGCTCTAATACATAGTTTGGAACAGAGTCATTATGATAGACTCTCATTTCCCAACCAGGAAAATACGTTTCTTTTAATTCTGAATTTCTGATTGCACCTATTGTGTATTTTGGATTATTGCCGTATAATGAAAAGGATATGACTCGCATTGTTTTAATTTAACATCAGATTTATATATTATATCATCTATGAAAAGAAAATTCAATTTAGTCGGAGATACCTTTACTCATCTCACTGGAGGAAACAAAGGTTATTCCGTGCATGGTAAAGAATCAAAATATGTTGAGTGGGTTCGCGATAATTCTATTGGCGAAACATTTTACGTTGACGATACAATATCACAGGCATTTAATGATACCATTGGTGGAAAAAAATATGCTTGGATATTAGAATCAAAATACATCAAGTCTAGAATTGTAGAAGATGTGGAGAGAAATCTTCAAGATTATTTGAATACTTTTGATGTTATTTTTACTCATAACCAACAATTGCTCAAACTTGATTCAAAATTTAAGTGGTGTCCGGCTCAAGGATTTTGGATTCAAGAACCAAAAATTTATAAAAAAACTAAGATGATTTCAATGATATCATCTAATAAATCAATGACTGAGGGGCAAAGACTTCGACTTCGTTGGTTAGAAATGATTGGTGACCAGATTGATGTGTATGGAAGAGGAATAAACGAGATTAGTTTAAAAGAAGAGGGTCTTTGTGATTATATGTTTTCTGTAGTTGTTGAAAACGGATTTTACGAATCTTATTTTACAGAAAAAATTCTTGACTGTTTTGCTTCGGGTACCATACCTGTTTACATGGGATCTTCAGATATTGGCAATTATTTTAATTCTGAAGGAATCATTCCATTGACGGAAGAGTTTGATGTGTCAGAAGACATTTATTATGATAAAATGGAAGCAATTAAAGATAATCTTGAGAGAGTACGGCAATATGAAATTCTTGAAGACTTTATCTATTTGAATTATTTTAAAAAATGACTATAAGTTATAATCGACTAGGTTCTAATGGGCGTCTGGGCAATCAAATGTTTCAGTATGCTGCCCTTCGTGGTATTGCTAAAAATCGGGGATTTGATTGGTTGATTCCTCGTCCAGATAGTTATGGAGATTCCAATTATGGTCTTTTTGATTGTTTCAAGATGGAATCAGTCCAGGAAAGTAATTTTGGAATCTTAAATGCTCCCAGTATTTCTACGGGAGAGTTTCACTTTGTCCAAGAGTTTTTTGATAAGTGTCCAGACAATGTAAATCTTCACGATTACTTTACCTCTGAAAAGTATTTTTTGAATGTGGAAGATATTATTCGTAAAGATTACATATTCAAAGATGAGATTCTAGAACCTTGTAAAGAAATCATTGATGAGATTGAGAATCCGATTTTTCTTCACGTAAGGAGAGGAGATTACCTGGTCAAACCAGAGGCACATCCTGCCTGTCCTATTGGATATTATGAGAAGGCACTGACTCACTTTGATGAAAATTCTACAGTGCTTGTATTCTCCGATGATATTGAATGGTGTGGAGAGCAGGAATTATTTCAAGGCGATAGGTTTATGCTCTCGGAATATACTGAAAAGTATCCTCAAACTTGTGATACACTTCAAGGTCGTCAGCAGGCATTGATTCCTTACTTTGATTTGTGTATGATGTCTCTGTGTGGTGGTGGTATTATTGCCAACAGCACAATGAGTTGGTGGGGTGCCTGGTTGATTGAGAATCCTACACAACCGATTGTCGCACCGAATCCTTGGTTTGGATCGATGTATAATCACTACAATATGAAAGACCTTCTGCCAGAGAACTGGGTGGAGGTGAGTTATGAATAATCTTACATTCTTAATGCCTTGTCGAATTGAAAGTGAAGACCGACTGAAAAACATTATCACTTCAATCAGTTATATCACACACCATTTCCCACAATCTCCCATTATTGTCAAGGAGAATGATACGCAATCTGTTTTTCAAGACAAGGCACTACCAGTCATTCAAAAAATCTTTGGAGATATTCCGACAAATCTTTATCACATCTTTGAGCAATCTGAAAACAAGTTTTTCTATAAAACAAGAATTTTAAATGACTTGCTTCTTGCTTCAAATACAGAAGTAGTTTATAATTATGATGTCGATGTTGTCTATCCAGTATCAAGTTATGTAACTGCATATAATATGATTATGGGTGGATTTGATGCAGTCTACCCTTATGGTTGCGGTGTTTATCAGTGGGCAGTTGATTATCCAGTTTCTTTATTTGATTCTTTTATTCAATCTAAATTTGACTTGAATGTCATTCAACCAAATTGTAAACTGCAACCTTCTGTAATGGGTTGGGGTCAAATGATTAAGCGTCAGGTTTATATTGACTCTTATATGTGGAATGAAAACTTCATATCTTGGGGTGCTGAAGACTGTGAATATTATTATCGTTTGCAGGCACTTGGATATAATGTAGGAAGAGTAAATGATGTGGTCTATCATTTTGACCACTCAAGAACTTTTAATTCACATTATCATAATCCAAAGTTTATGGATAATCATAATCTTTGGCAGGTAATTCGCACACTGGATAAAGATGCTATAGTAAGATACTATGAAGACCAAAATTATGTTAAAGAAAGAAGGGGACAATTGAATGCTGGCGTTTAATCATCTTGGTAGACTGGGCAGATTAGGAAATCAAATGTTTCAGTATGCCTCTTTAAGAGGTATTGCCCGCAATCGAGGATATGATTTTTGTATTCCAAATCATAGTCAAGTTGTTAAGGACCCTTATGGGTTTGATTTGAAGATTGAAATCTTCTATCCATTTAAGATGTCGTATGTCCTTCCTCATAACATTAAACTTCTTGATAGGGGATATGCTCCAGTAGCAGAAGAAAGGCATTTTCACTTTGATGAGATTCTCTTCAATATGTGTCCGGATGAAATTACTCTTGCTGGATTTTTTCAGTCAGAAAAATATTTCGCACATATTGAAGATGAGATTCGGGTTGACTTTTCTTTCAAGGATGAGATTCTAGAACCTTGCAAAGAAATGGTGGGGTCTGTTGGTGATGCAATCAGTCTTCATATTCGTCGCACAGACTACCTTCAAAATCCAAATCACACTGCTCTTGACTTGAATTATTATGAAGAAGCATTGAAGAATTTTGATACTAGTCTTCCAGTCATTATTTTTTCTGATGAACCAGAATGGTGTAAAGAGCAGGAGGTATTTTCAGATGAGCGTTTTATGGTTTCTGAATCTGGAGACCAGTATGTTGACCTGTGTCTAATGTCCCTGTGCAAACATCATATTATTGCTAATTCCTCATTCTCCTGGTGGGGTGCTTGGTTGTCTAATTCTAACCACGTCGTTGCACCTATAAATTGGTTTGGGGAAACCTGTAAAGATAAAAACACTAAAGATTTAATTCCAGAAAGATGGATGAGAATGTGATGGACAAAAACAAATCAGCATATAAACTTAAAAATATTGGACCAATCTATTACTTGAATTTAGATGGTCAACCAGAAAGAAAACAATATATGGAGGACCAATTTAAGTATTGGGAGATTGAGAATTATACTCACATCTCTGCTTATGATGGTCGTGATGATGACTTGGGAGATATCATTAAAGGTAGATACCCAGACACAATGACTTCTGGGGAGATTGGTTGCACAACTTCTCATCTAAAGGCAATTAAGCATTGGTATGAAACCTCTGACTCTCCATATGCAATCATTATGGAAGATGATGTTGATCTTCAACTTGCAAGATTTTGGGATTTCACTTGGGCGGATTTTGTTTCCAAGATTCCTTATGATTGGGATGTAGTGCAACTTGCAATTATCTGCACTGGAGATTTGCACGTTAAGTTGCACAAGAGATTCGTCAATGATTTCTCTACTGCTGCATATATGATTACTCGTCATCACGCAGAAAAACTCCTTAAGTTTCACGTTCGTGATGATAAGTATAAACTTGATAATGGCGTAAAACCTAGAGCAGTTGCTGATGATTTGGTTTATAATTCTGGAAATACGTATTCGATTCCTATTTTTCTTTATCGAATTGAATTGGGGTCTTCAATTCATCCGGAGCACATTGATGTTTTTCACAGAGCAAGTCATGACGGACTTCTGCAATTTTGGGAGCAGCAGGGTCATGATATGAAGATAGACGATTTGATGAATTATGATCCTTATTTGGGTCGTATTACCGAATCCTCACAGACACCTTGACAGGTCTTAAGATTTCCTATATAATTATGTAATGTTTCTTAACAAAACTACAATGACTGTTACGACTAATGATCGTGGACAACAGAATATGTGGGCAATTGAGCCTCCTGTTTATATTTCCGACGAAGACGCAAAAAAGTATGGGATGAAAAGTTATGCTGAACGCGCTGAATCCACTAATGGTCGCTGGGCTATGCTTGGGATCGTGGCTGGTTTTATCTCTTATGCAGCAACAGGAAAACTCTTCTTCGGACTCTTCTGATACTTGACAATGACTTCAATTATCTTTACAATGACTAGTGTTGCCTTTTTTGTTTTACTGGCACACTCAGTCAATCAACTATCAGATACTTACTAATATATGACTTACAATGTTACTCTCCGCTCTGCCGACGGCTCCGAGACCACTATCCAATGTGCTGAGGATACTTATATCCTTGACGCAGCAGAAGAGGCAGGCGTTGACCTTCCCTACTCCTGCCGTGCTGGTGCTTGTTCCTCTTGTGCTGGTAAGGTAGTTGAAGGAACCGTGGACAACGAAGATCAGACATTCCTTGATGACGACCAACTCGCAGAAGGATTTATTCTGACTTGTACCGCCTATCCCAAGTCGGATTGTGTGATTCTCACCGAGCAAGAGGAAAACCTGTGACCGCTGGAATGCTTGGGCAGTTTGCACTTGCCCTTGAAAAACTGGGATGGGACGCCAACGATGAACTCTCTGTTGAGATTGGTGGCGTAGCAGTAACTGGAACTGCGACTCACCCAGACGCAAATGCAAAGTGGGCGAAGCCATTTGGAACCGTATCGTATCAGAACGACGCTTTTATTGTTATCAAAAATAAAACCAGAAGTCCTATGGTCTTCTCCCAACCCAATCCAGAACTTAAACAACAACACCCTTATAAAGGAGAAAAACAATGAACGAAAGAGCAGAACGTATTAACGGTTGGGCAGCAATGATCGGTATTATTGCTGCGATGGGTAGCTATGCTGCTACTGGTCAGATTATCCCTGGTATTTGGTGATGGAGGTAAAAATGCGTAGTGATGGTTATCAAGTTCCTCAAGTTCAATTCACTTTTCGTGAGTCTAGTGAATTTGTAACTCGTACCTCCGCAGATCTTTTCGATGGTAAGCGTGTGGTTATTTTCAGTCTGCCTGGTGCATTCACTCCTACTTGCTCTGCTTATCAACTGCCTGGATTTGAAGAGAAGTACGAAGATTTTATTGGACTTGGCATTGATGACATTTATTGCATCTCTGTTAATGATGGGTTTGTTATGAATGCCTGGGCTAAGGACCAGAATATTGCTAATGTCAAACTCATTCCAGACGGCAATGCTTACTTCACACGTTCTATGGGAATGCTTGTCAGCAAGTCTAACCTTGGTTTCGGTGACCGCTCTTGGCGTTATGCTGCAGTCGTGGATAACGGAGTCATCGAGAAACTATTCGTGGAAGTGGGGCAACGGGACAATGCCGACTCCGACCCTTATGAGCAGACTACTCCAGAAAATGTTCTAGAGTATGTGTCCGCAAATGTGAAAGTCGGTACTACTGTTTGATATAAGACTTCATAATACTTAACTCTGTTGCTAAATAAGCAGCAGAGTTTTTTAGTATTATGCCACGCGGACACCTGACCAAAGATATTGTTAAGTGTGAGATTATTAAATTAAAGGCAGACTTGGAAAAAGAGTGGATGAATAAGTCTGGGTATGATCCAAAGTGGTTGGCGCATCATTATCTGAACAAGGTATTGGAAAAAATCGAAGAATACAGGGCTTGACACCAGAACCAGATCGTAGTATGATAAATAGGTAAACAAATGTTATGAATCCCTAACAGATTGTAACACTGTCAAACACCCGTTAACCGAGACCTATGGGTGTATAAATTACGTCTCTCATATCCCCGCTAAGGGTGCGGGGAGCATAGTATCTCCACCATTTCCCTGATGGTCTTACTATCCTTTTAAAAACAAATGACTGCTTCAATCGCTCAACAACGACAATCAAATACTTGGGAACAGTTTTGCCAGTGGGTCACCAGCACCGATAACCGCCTCTATGTGGGTTGGTTCGGCGTTCTGATGATTCCTTGTCTGCTTGCTGCTACCATCTGCTTCATCGTTGCCTTTATCGCTGCCCCTCCTGTGGACATCGATGGTATTCGTGAACCCGTTGCTGGTTCTCTTATGTACGGAAACAACATCATCTCTGGTGCTGTGATTCCTTCGTCCAATGCTATTGGACTGCACTTCTATCCTATCTGGGAAGCTGCTTCTCTAGATGAGTGGCTCTACAACGGTGGTCCTTTCCAACTGGTTGTGTTCCACTTCCTGATTGGTATCTACGCCTATATGGGTCGTGAATGGGAACTTTCCTACCGCCTGGGTATGCGTCCTTGGATCTGTGTTGCTTATAGCGCACCTGTTGCTGCTGCATCTGCTGTATTCCTGGTCTATCCTTTCGGTCAAGGTTCTTTCTCTGATGCGATGCCTCTGGGTATCTCTGGTACTTTCAACTACATGCTTGTGTTCCAGGCAGAGCACAACATTCTGATGCACCCCTTCCACATGCTTGGAGTTGCTGGTGTCTTCGGTGGTTCTCTGTTTAGTGCAATGCACGGTTCTCTTGTGACTTCCTCGCTGGTTCGTGAAACCACTGAGTCTGAGTCGCAGAACTATGGTTACAAGTTTGGTCAAGAAGAAGAGACTTATAACATCGTTGCTGCTCACGGTTATTTCGGACGCCTTATTTTCCAATATGCTTCCTTTAATAACTCCCGTTCGCTGCACTTCTTCCTTGCTGCTTGGCCTGTTGTAGGCATCTGGTTCACCGCTCTTGGTGTTTCCACGATGGCATTTAACCTGAATGGTTTTAACTTTAACCAATCTATCGTTGATAGTCAGGGTAAAGTTATCAACACTTGGGCTGATGTTCTCAACCGTGCTGGACTCGGCATGGAAGTGATTTCTTAAATGTAGTCACCCTGAAACAGGAATGTTTCTTGACGAAACTGGGTTAAACGGGGAAACTCTCAAGTAGACAATCCCGTACCAATCCGAAGAGGACATAGGTTCTTCGGCAGGTCTAACGACTAGGTAGTGAGTTCCAACAATAATCTACCCACGAATGCCCAGCATCCAGAACGGATGAAGAGATAGTCTGGACTCTATGGCGACATAGAGAAGTAAAGAATAAAGAGTCTTTACGATAACAATAACGGCATGAAAGAAACGCCCACAACTTCCCTCTTGACCTTGCTGCAGCAGAAGCAACTCCAGTTGCTCTTACTGCTCCCACAATCGGTTAATAAAATTAGAGACCCTCACGGGTCTCTTTTTTTATGCTATAATGTATAAATATTTCCATACCAAACTTCCATACCATAATGAAAACTTGTAGCAGATGCGGACAAATAAAAGAACTTGATGGGTTCTCTAAAAGAAGCAGTAGACCTTCTGGTGTTCAATCAAAATGTAAGGACTGCGAAAGAGAAGTTCGCAGACAGTATTATAAAACTCACGAATATGCCAGACGCAAGTTTAAACTCACGGAGGACCAATATAATGACTTGATGAAGAATGAGAACTGTCAGATATGTAATGTAGAACTGACAAAGAAATGTATAGACCACTGCCACTCTACAAATAAGGTTCGTGGTGTTCTTTGTAATAATTGCAACACTGCTCTTGGTCTTGTTGGAGATAATGTAAGCACTCTCCAAGCAATGATTGAGTATTTAAGCACTAATACTCATTGACTTTTTTATTAAGGAATGTTAACATAAATATGAGAAATAACAAAAGGAGGCTATGACTTCTTCTACACTTTCACGACCTATTTCACAAAGGGGGTGGTTCGATGTCCTGGATGATTGGCTTAAGAGAGATCGTTTCGTTTTTGTTGGCTGGTCTGGACTTCTTCTTTTTCCCACTGCTTACCTTGCTCTTGGCGGTTGGCTTACTGGGACAACTTTCGTTACGAGTTGGTATACTCACGGGTTGGCAAGTTCATATCTTGAGGGTGCAAACTTTCTTACTGCGGCAGTTAGTACTCCAGCAGACGCTATGGGTCATTCTCTTCTTCTTCTCTGGGGTCCTGAGGCTCAAGGGGATATCGTCAGGTGGTTCCAACTTGGGGGACTCTGGACTTTTGTGGCGCTCCACGGGGCCTTTAGTCTGATTGGTTTTATGCTTCGCCAGTTTGAGATTGCTCGTCTGGTGGGTATCAGACCTTATAATGCAATCGCATTCTCTGGTCCTATTGCAGTATTTGTTTCTGTGTTTCTAATGTATCCACTGGGACAATCCAGTTGGTTCTTTGCACCTTCTTTTGGAGTTGCTGCAATTTTCAGGTTCCTTCTGTTTCTTCAGGGTTTCCACAACTGGACCCTCAACCCCTTCCACATGATGGGAGTTGCTGGTATACTGGGAGGAGCACTGCTCTGTGCAATTCATGGAGCAACAGTCGAAAACACATTATTTGAAGACAGTGAACAGGCAAACACTTTCAAAGCATTTGAACCGACTCAAGAGGAAGAGACGTATTCTATGGTTACGGCTAACAGATTCTGGTCTCAGATCTTTGGTATTGCTTTTAGCAATAAACGTTGGTTGCATTTCTTTATGCTTTTTGTTCCCGTTATGGGCCTCTGGACTTCCTCTATTGGCATCATCGGTCTTGCTCTCAACCTTCGTGCATACGACTTTGTTAGTCAGGAAATTAGAGCAGCAGAAGATCCCGAATTCGAGACATTTTACACAAAAAATGTGCTTTTAAATGAGGGACTTCGTGCTTGGTTAGCCCCAATAGACCAACCAGGAGAACGGTTCGTATTTCCAGATGAGGTATTGCCCCGAGGAAATGCCTTGTGATAAAAATATAATACCCTGCGAAAACGCAAAGACCCTTCGGGGTCTTTTTTCTTAACTTAAGACAACTATGATAACTTCTGAAACTCCTTATAAACTCGCAGAGATTATTCGTGACACTTGGCCAGGTCTTTACAGAAAACCAGAACCATCTTATAATGAAGAAAAGGAAATAGAAGATGAACAAGTATCGTGATGAATATTTTTCAGTGATTGATAAAAGAACTGGAAGAAAGATTCTGGACTGTGGTGATGAAATGGACGCTCTGAATATGGTTGCCTTTGATTCACAGAACAGAACTTATACTCGCAATAAGTTTCTAATGGGACCTGTCGTGAATGTTGAGATTCCTAAAGCACTTACGACTAATGAGATTGTTGTGAATATGGATGGTGGAGTTGGTGGTTCTTGGGAAGTGAAAGAACTACTTCAGATAAAACTTCCAGAAGGTCAAGGAAAACCAGTGGTTGTTTAATAAATAATTCAAATCGCAATCGCTTATGGATCTCCTCCGTTCGCCTTCAGAGTACTTGTTTCATCTACAAACAACAAGTTCAGGAGAAGCGAAACGAATGTGGAGGCAAAAGATAAAAGAAGAATGGAGTCATCAATGTGCTTATTGTGGATCAGATGAGAAACTCACGATTGATCACATTCTTCCTCAATCAAAAGGTGGATTAGACGTTACAAAAAATGTAGTCTGTTGCTGCCACGATTGTAACCAGTCAAAAGGGCACGAGCACTGGAAATTGTGGTACGTTCAGCAAGACTTTTATAGTGAAGAAAGATTTGATAAGATTGAAGAATGGATGAAACCAGATCCTCCGACGAACTTGTTTGCTTATCGCCCGAGAAGGAATAACGCAAGTTGAATAAATAAATGAAAGCAGTAAATACTGTTTCTTCTGGTAGATACCGCATATCATAAATGGGAACTCCGATTCGGATTAAACGCTCTGCTGTGCCTGGAAAAATACCAGCACAAGGAGCCCTACAATACGGCGAATTAGCCTATAACATTAATGATGCAGAACTCTATGCTGTAAGAAATAGAGTAGGTATCGGATCAGAGGTTATCAGAGTTGGTGCCGGAGCAACAGTTACAAATGTTATCTATGTCACAAAAGACGGAAGCGATACAAACACAGGACTCAAACTTGGAGACGCAAAGCGAACAATCGCAGGAGCAGTTGCAATCTCAACAACAGGATCAGTTATTAAAGTTGCTGCTGGATATTATCTAGAAAATAACCCCATTAAACTTCCCCCACAAGTTAGTATTGTTGGTGATAGTTTAAGAGAGGTCTCAATCACTCCACAAAATCCTGGAGATTTATTTCACGTTGCTCCTGGAAATTACATCACAGAAGTTTCATTTACTGGGGCATCGACGGGTGGTGGTGCAATTGTAGCATTTGATCCAGACACACTAAGATATTTTAGTCAATCTCCTTATATTCGTAACTGCACTAATTTTATTCCAGATAGTATTGGAATGAAGATTGATGGCAATCATGCTCTTGGACCACTCAAGAGCATGGTTACTGACTCATTTACACAATATAATAGTGCTGGAGTTGGTGTTTCAATTACAAATGAAGGTTATGCTCAGCTAGTATCTTTGTTTACAATTTGCCCAAACATTGCTGTTTATTGTGCTTCTGGCGGCGCCTGCGATCTTACAAACTCCAATGCTTCGTTTGGTAATTTTGGATTAGTTTCTGATGGTGTTGGGCAAAGAAAATATACTGGAATACTTTCAACTTCTAGCGATGTTAATGCCGACACATTCAGAGTAGCATTTAATAATCCAACATTTAATGTAACAAATGCAACTTATAGTAATACAACTGGTATTGTAACGATTACCACCAACAATGAGCACGGATTTGAAGTTGGTGTGGGTGTTTCAATATCTGGTCTTCAATTCACTTGCCCTTCTGGACCGGGAATCGTAACGTATCCAAGTGGAAACAATGGATATGTTTTTACTGTATTGAGTACTCCGACAACATATACCTTTAGTGTAAATGTTGGAACTTCTACTTTACCTCATACTTATAATTCTGGTGGCACCGCAAAAATAAATATCATTCGCCCATTTGACGGGCAAGTAATTTATTTTGATACCTTATATTATACTGTTGGAAAAATTATTGTCGGATCTGGCGGAACTGGATATCTTACAACCCCAACAGTTACAATTGGAGATCCAAGCACAGTTTCAACTTGGGGAGTTGCAGCTCAAGCAGTTGCAGAAATTAGTGGTGGAAGTGTAACTGATTTTGAAATTATTTCAAGTGGTAGAGGATACACTTCAATTCCAACAATTACAATTAGCACTCCGGATGTTGGAATAAATACAGCAACTGCTACTATAGAATTAACACCTTCATATTATACGATTCAAAGATCTACTCCAGTTTCTGCAGGAGTTTGCACGATTACAACAAATGAAAATGTGCCATATGTTGTCGGTGCTGGTGTTTCGATTCCATTTTTTAAACAAAGTAGAATCTTAGCTTCTGGTCATTCTTTTGAATACATCGGATCTGGAACAGACATTACAACTGCTCTTCCTTTTGCTGGTGGAGTGCCAATTCAAGATAATGAGGTTGATATGAAAAACGGTGGATTGGTCGTCTATACCAGCACAGACCAATCTGGTAATTTTAGAATTGGTGAAGGCGTGACAATTAATCAAACAACAGGAACTATTTCTGGAACTTTTTATTCAAAAAGTTTATTCTCAACAATGACGCCATTCATTCTAGCATTAGGAGGAGATTAATAGTATGGCTTTACCATTAAACGTATTTAAGACAATTACTAAAGTTGCGACTGCAAGCACGGTTGGAATTTACACAGCACCGACTGGTTATTCGGGTGTTGTGCTGCTGGCTCAAGCTGCAAATATTGATAATGTAACTCATACGATTTCTTTTTCTCACAAAAGAACAGTTTCGGGAATTGCAGTTACAACAGAAATCGTCAAGAACTTGGCAGTTGCAGGAAATGATTCAATAGATTTGTTATTTGGAAAATTGGTTTTAGAGTCTGGTGACGTTATTCAATTATCTGCAGACAGCACAAGTATTAAATTTATCGGTAGCGTTCTAGAAACACTTAACTAAAATGTCAAAGTTTCTTTCCGGCAGACAATCACAACTTAATGTAGGTATATCTTCAAGTACTGAAAGTAAAACAGTACTTCAAGTTACCGGAAAAGTCGGAATTGGGACAACAAATGCCGGAAGTAGAAGTTTATATGTAATTGGAGATACTCAAACAACAGGTGTTACCACACTGGCATCTGCTGGTGGTATCACAACCACTGGTGGAGACCTTTATGTTGGTGGTGATCTTTATGTTGCTGATGATTTAGTCTTTGATGAATTAACTGCCCGTAATGCAAACTTTACTGGCATCACTACTATTAGAAATGCCAACATTACTGGCATTGCAACGATTGCAAGTATTGCTGGTACTGGTGCAACCATTACTAATTTAAATGTAAGTAGTGGCATTGTTACTAACCTGCTTGGAGTTGCTGTCACATTCACAAATGGTCAGATTGTAAATCTGGCTGGCACTGCAGCAACCATTACTAATTTAAATGTAAGTAGTGGCATTGTTACTAACCTGCTTGGAGTTGCTGTCACATTCACAAATGGTCAGATTGTAAATCTGGCTGGCACTGCAGCAACAATTGCTAATCTGAATGTAAGCAGCGGAATCATCACAAACCTGACTGGAGTTGCCGCCACAATTACAAGCATTACGGGAATTGCGGCAACAATTAATCGAATTGTTTCTGCAGCTACATCATTTTCTCAAATACAAGTTTCTGGTATTTCTACATTTAATAATGGTCCTGTATTCATTGGATCTGGCACGACAACAGGAACCGCATCGCAGAGACTTCAGGTTACTGGTGGAGCTTATGTTTCGGGTGTTGTTGGAGTGGGCACAACTAATCCAACATCTGCTCTGCATGTTATTGGTGATGTATTAGTTACTGGTGTAGTTACAGCCACTACTTTCAACGGACAAATTAATTCTGGTGTGGGTACGATTACAACCTTTACCAGTACTAATTCAACAATCACTAATCTCACCAATACTAGACTGACTAGCGGTATTGGTACAATTAATAATGTAATCAGCGACTTTAATACTACTGGTGTAGGTACAGTCAATATCCTAAACACCGGTATTGGCACAATCAATAATCTGAATAGCACCATTCTGAATGTCAGTGGTGTTGGTTCAATTGCGACTTTATATTCACCAACTGCTAATATTAATGTTGGTGTAATTACTGATATTACAAACACCAGACTTACGAGTGGTATCGCTACAATTACTACTCTGAATAGTTCGACTGGTAATATTAATAATCTAACTAATAATCTTCTGAATAGTGGTATTGGTAGTATCGCTACATTATATTCTACCAATGCTTATATTAATAGTGGAATTGTAACCGATATTTCTGGTACAAATCTGAATTATACTGGTGTTGGTACAATTACAAATCTAGATGTTACTAGAGAAGTTGTTGGCACCAGTACGATTACCAACCTTTATGCATCGAATGGTTATATTAATGTTGGTGTCGTAACTGATTTAACCAACACAAGACTTTCAAGTGGTATCGCTACAATCACCACTCTGAATAGCTCAACTGGTACGATTAATAATCTAACCAATAATCTTCTGAACAGTGGTATTGGTAGTATTGCCACATTATATTCTACTAATGCTTATATTAATAGTGGAATTGTAACTAATATTAGTGGTACAAATCTGAATTATACTGGTGTTGGTACGATTGCCACACTGAATAGCACTCAGACTAATCTAACCAATCTAAATGTTTCCGGTATTTCCACATTTGCTGGTGCGATTGATGCGAACGGCGGAGCTACGATTGATAATATTCAAATTGGAATTACAAATGATAATACAATTGATACCGTCACTGGTAATTTAACACTTGATTCTAATGGTGGAACGGTCAATGTTAATGATAATCTTACAATTACTGACGTTACAACTTCTACTGGTGGATTTGTAATTAATGCTTTCGGTCCGACCACACTATACAGAGTCGTTGATGGTGCATTTACTGCTGGAATTGGATATACAAATAATCAGGGACTATTAAGTATATCAAACTGGGATGATGTTGCTATAAGAGTTAATGATACAGAAACTGCTGCTTACTTTAACAGAAATGGTTCAGCAGAACTTTATTACGACAACTTCAAAAAATTTGAGACCACTGGATATGGCGTTACCGTTTACGACACATTACAAACACCACAACTGAATGTAACTGGTATTGGCACAATTACCACAATTAACAGCACTAATATTGTATCTACTAACTCAGACTTTATTAATCTAAATGCTGATAATGCTTATATTGTAACTGGTATTATCACTGAGATTTCTAATAGTAGACTGACTAGTGGTATTGCTACAATTACTACTTTAGGTGCAACTACTGCGAGCATTACGACCTTATCAGGTACAAATGTAACTTATACAAATTCTGATTTTACTAATCTGAATGCTAATAATGCCAATATTGATGTCGGTATTGTAACTGATATTTCTGGCACCAGACTTACTTACACTGGTGTCGGCACAATTACAACATTAGATACTGATACTGCAGCAATTAATAATTTAACCAGTGATTATATTAATGTTGGTGTCGCTACTGCTACGATTCTAAACAGTGGAATAGGTACGATTGCTAATCTGAATAATACTTTCTTGAATGTAAGTGGTGTCGCTACAATCACCACTCTGAATAGCACCAATCTTACTTCGACTAATTCTGATTTTACAAATCTGAATGCTGATTATGGGTATATTAGTGTAGGTGTCGTAACTGATATTTCTGGTGCAAGACTTAATTATACTGGTGTCGGCACCATTGCAACTCTAGACACCACAAATGCTACAATTGATTATCTTACAAATACTGATTTAACTGTAACTGGTATTGCAACAATTCAGAGTCTTGATGTCTTGGGAGACTTTGATGTTTTTGATTCTACTGCGACATTCCATAATAACGTCTTTATCGCAGGAAACTTAAGCATTGGTGGAACAACAACTGTTATCCTCGCAGAAGACTTATTTGTTATTGACAAAACCATTGTTCTTGGCATTACAACAAATAATATAAATGCTGATGTATCAACTGATACTAGCGCAAATGGTGGTGGTATCTCAATTGCTTCTACTGAAGGAAACCCATTAGTTTCACTTCAATCTGTTGGAGTTAATTCACTTCCAAATACACACAAAAAACTTTTATGGTCTAGGGCAGGAACTTATGGAGTCGGCACCACTGATGCCTGGTTATTTAATTATGCGGTCGGTATTGGATCTACACTAGTTCCAAATGATGTAAGACTTGCAGTTGGTAATGTACAAATTACCGATAAGCAAATCAATGCAGATGCTCTTCAAGTTTCAAGACTGGCGAGCGGAATTGCTACAATTACTGGTGCCGATATTAGCAATCTTCACTCTAACAACATCTTCTCGCAATCCGGTATTATCACAGATTTAAGTGGCACGAGATTAAATTATACTGGATTTGGTACGATTACAAATCTTTATAGTAATCTTGCATACATTGATAATATTTCTTCTAATGTTGGATTTGCAACTGCGTTTACAAATGAAAGATTAAATGTAACTGGCATTGCAACAGTTTTAAATTTAAATGTAACCAATTCTACATTTACTAATCTTAATACATCTAATTTAAATGCAGTAACTGGTGTTGTTACTACGCTAACAAGTACACACTCAAATCTCACAAATATTAATTCAACTGGAATTAGCACTCTTAATATACTAAGAACCAGTCAAATTAATTCTACTGGTGTTGTAACTGCTCCAACATTTGTGGGAGATTTGCTAGGTGTAGCAAACTATGCCCATGTATCTGGATTCTCTACATTTTCTGGGTATTCTAATACTTCAGGATTCTCCACATTCTCTGGATATGCTAACGCTGCTGGAGTATCAACTTTCTCTGGGTATTCTAATACTTCAGGATTCTCTACATTCTCTGGGTATTCTAATACTTCAGGATTCTCTACATTCTCCGGATATGCTAATGCTGCCGGGGTGGCAACTTTCTCCGATTATGCCAATAACTCTGGTATAGCAACTTATGCTTGGACTGCTGGAGTTTCAACATATTCTGGAGTTGCTGGATATTCCACATTCTCTGGTTACTCTGATACAACAGGATTCTCTACATTCTCTGGATATGCTAACGCTGCTGGAGTATCAACTTTTAGTGGATATGCAAACAATGCAGGTATAGCAACTTATGCTTGGACTGCTGGTGTAAGTACTTATTCGGGTGTCGCTGGATATTCTACATTCTCTGGTTACTCTGATACAACAGGATTCTCCACATTCTCTGGATATGCTAACGCTGCTGGAGTATCAACTTTTAGTGGATATGCTAATGCTTCTGGAGTATCTACTTTCTCTGATTATGCCAACATATCTGGTATAGCGACTTATGCTTGGACTGCTGGTGTAAGTACTTATTCGGGTGTAGCTGGATATTCTACATTCTCTGGTTACTCTAATACTTCTGGATTCTCAACATTTTCTGGATACTCAAACTCTTCAGGATTTTCTACCTTCTCTGGATACTCAAATACAACAGGATTCTCCACTTTCAGCGGATATGCCAACGTATCTGGTATAGCGACTTATGCTTGGACTGCTGGTGTAAGTACTTATTCGGGTGTCGCTGGAGTTTCAACTAGCACTATTGGTGGACTTGTTTCTGTTAATGAGTTAAATGTTTCTGGAGTATCAACATTAGGCAAAGTTCAGATTACATCAACTGGAATTATTACCTCAACAAATCCTGGTGTTACAACGGTTGTTTACTATGGTGACGGTAGTAATCTATTTGGCGTTACAGCATTCACGGTTGAATCTCAACCATTTGTAACAACGCCAGTATACCCCACATTCGCTTCTAATGCTGGTGTAAGTTCTGTAGGAATCGCAAGCACTCAAGTTGCATATATTCCAGATCCTGGTTATTTTGGTATTGGCATCACAAATCCACAATCAAGGTTACATGTCGTTGGCGAAACAATACTTGACAAGGTTAAGATTACTTCGTCGGGTATCGTAACTTCATCAAATCCAGGTGTTACAACAGTTGTTTACTATGGTGATGGTAGTAATCTCTTTGGTGTTACTGCATTCACTGTTGAGGCGCAACCAATTAGTGCTAATCCAGTATATCCAACATTTGCCTCCAATATCGGAGTCAGTTCTGTAGGAATTGCAAGCACCCTGATTGCCTTTATTCCTACAAGTGGATTTTTTGGAATTGGAATCACAAATCCGACACAAAAACTTGATGTTGATGGAAACATTCGTATTCGTAATGGTCTTTATGATAGCACAAATAGCGCAGGAAACTCTGGATTCGTTCTTACATCTAATGGTTCGGATGTTATCTGGTCGAGTGCTGGTGGTATTGGCATTGTTACCAATGCTGCCGGACTGAATGGTCAAATTCAATTTAATAGTCTTGGCATTTTCTCCGGTGCGAATTCTGTATATTATAATCCAGCAAATGATAATCTTGGTATTAATACATCAAATCCTAGAAGTGATTTAGATGTTGTTGGCAATTCTAGATTTGAAGAAGTTTATATTACTGGCAATGTTGGTGTGGGCACAACGTCTCCATCTTATAAGATAGACGCAGTAGGAGATATAAATATCACAGGAGATTATAAAGTTAATGGTAATAGCGTTTTGGAAAACGCTTTGATTTATTCAATTGTATTCGGATAGTATAAATGACGAACGCTTTTAAATTGAAAACTAAAGCAAGTGTAGGTGTAACAACTGTTGGCATTTATACTGCTCCATCTGCGACCACAACAACTATTATTGGCATTACACTCGCAAATGTATCGGGTACGGGTATTAATGTTGGTATTGGAATTACAAGAGCAGTCGGAGATAATATCAGTCTTTTGAGAAACGTTCCCATTCCACAGGGATCAACCTTAGAATTTATGCAAGGTAATAAAATTGTATTGGAAGCAACGGATACCTTAACTGCTAAAAGTGATGTTGCTGGAAGTTTAGATGTTGCGGTTACCCTGTTAGAAATGACCTGATATGGCACTTACAAAGATTAGTGGCGAAGTTCTTCAAAGTTCTATAAACATAGGAGTCGTTACGGCTTCGCAAATCAATGTTGGAAGTGCCGTTACGATTCATAGTGCAGGTTTTACAATAGGAAGTTCCGATCTACATTCCACAGGGCTTTCTATTCGGAATATTAATTCCACAGGTGTTGTCACTGCTACAACTTTTAGTGGAAACTTAACTGGTAATGTAACAGGAAACGCAACAGGTCTTTCAGGAACTCCAAATATCACTGTTAGTGCCATTACTGCTGCGAGTGCAGTAATCACTGGAAACGTCAGTGTTGCTGGAACAGTGACCTATGAAGACACGACTAACGTTGATTCTGTTGGTGTTATTACAGCGAGGAGTGGAGTACGAGTTAGTGCTGGTTCTTCTGTCGGTATAGGCACTAATAATCCAGCAGAACAATTAGAATTAACTGCAGGTTCTGAACGTTTAATGATAGGTGCCAATAGTCCTAGCACTTATTCTAGAATTGCTGCGAGAAATACTGCGAATTCTGGATATAGAGGTTTACAGATTGACGGTAGTGATTTATTAATAAACAGCAATACTAGTGGTAATATTCTTGCTTGTACTGGTGGTGGTAACTTGGGCATAGGAACAGCATCCCCAGGTGCAAAACTAGATGTTAATGGAAGTAGTAAGTTTAACGGTTCTTTTACTATACAAAGTAGCGGAACAACACGGGGATATTTTGGTGATGTTGATGGCACCACTAATATGCAACTTCGTGCTGAAAACGCAATTGAATTCAAAGCCGGTGGCAATACAGAAAGAATGAGGATTTTATCGGGTGGTAATGTTGGTATAGGATTTACAAATCCACGAGCAGCATTACATGTAGGAAGTATAATTGCCACTGTATCTGGTGGTAATGGAGTTTTGTGGACGACTTATGGAGCATTATCATCTAGTCAGGTTTCAAGTTATAATAATAATTTAATAGGTTATAACTTAAGAGGATGGTTAAATTATATTGAGGGAGGAATAAGTAATAATAATTTTTATGCAACAAATACTGCTTCATATGGATTTAGTGGTATCGAACAAGCATATGGTGGATATATAAACTTTTATACTTGCAATACTGCAAATCAAGCAACTACTGCAAATACAACTGTAACACCAAGATTAGCTGCAGTAATATCTCCAGGTGGAAATACTGGCATAGGAACCGACAATCCAACCCAAAAACTTCACGTACAAGGTGATGTATTGTCTTCTTCGGTACGTGTATATACTAACTTAAACGATCAAACTGATACTGGTAATATAGCATCTGGCACAAATTTAACATATAGAAATATGTCAGGTTTTCACAGTTATACCGCAGCGGTAACGTGTAATAATACTTGGTATACTTTATTTCCAAGATTTAATGATACAAGTGGAGTTATTTTTGTTACGTCTGGAGATGCGTCTTCAAAAAATGTTCAAGAATGGGCTTTTAATACTACTAGTCCTGGTTACGGCGTTAACTTATTGAATCAATTACACGCTGGTGGTAGTTGGAACACTGGAAGTTTTAGTTTGTCGTTAAGTAGTTCTGGAAATAATCTCACATTACAAGCAAAGGCAACGAGTTACTATTCATCAGGTAATATTGCGGGTATATATATGAAAATAATATCGGATTATTAAACATAAAACTCATATGACTTTTTATAGAATAGAAATTTTAAAAGATGGTGAATGGGAACTAAAAGACTGGTCTCATTCAAAAATTCCAACTCAAGAAAAAGCTTTAACTAGAAAGCAAGAATTGATTGATGAAGGTCAAGATGAAAGTTCAATTAGAGTTGTTGAAGATAACGGACCAGAATCTCCATTAGATTCAAGAATTCCAGGAAACACTTTTGGTCCAGAATAAATAACTAAAAAACAGATATGTCATATCTTGGAAACCTGCCTTCGATTGGAGAAAATAATTCTTTCAAAATTTTGGATGACATTTCATCATACACACTGACGTTCGATGGTAGTGATTCAAGTATCATTTCGCTGGTTAATGACACAATCACGCTAAACAATCATCGATTCATTACCGGGCAGAGAGTTACTTACAGCACCACTGGAACTGCAATTGGTAACTTAATTTCTGGTAATGTTTACTATATTATTAAATACGACCAAAATAGCATTCGTCTTGCATTGAGTTATGTCAATGCAATAAACGGCGCCTTTATTCAAATCACTGGACCTGGAGTAGGAACAAATCATACATTCAATGTTGCCTTCGACGGAATCAATACAAGATTCAAGGCAACATATGATAATGGAACCAAAGCAGCAATGACTCGTGCTGCTCAACTTCAAATTTCTATTAATGGTGTTATTCAGCAACCAAATGATACGACAACACCAGCAAATGGATTTGGATTTGATTTAGATTCTGTCATTGTATTTTCAACACCCCCAGCAATCACCGATGTCTTTTGGGGAAATCTAGTTGCCAACAACTTCCCAACCTTTGATATTGCGGATAATACTGTTGATAGTTTCACTGGCAATAATGCAACAACTGACTTTACACTTTCTAAAATACCAGCAAACAATCAGAATGTTTTAGCTACACTAGATGGTGTTGTACAGTATCCTTCAGATGCTTTTGTAACTAGAGCATATAGTGTCAATGCAAATGTTATTAGTTTTGTATCAGCACCTGGAAGTGGAGTTGCAATTCAGGTAAGACACATTGGCTTTGCTGGTGCAACGTCAAGTAATGTCACTGGTTTTTATGGGCGCACTGGCAATGTAGGGCTTACAACTGCTGATAATGTTGTTGTAGGTTCCATTACAGTTGGACCTGGTGGCATCAATACGACTGGTGCTGCCGTTTCAATGGGCAATGTTGGTGCAGGAATCATCACAGCATCCAAGTTTGTTGGTGATGGTTCTTTGTTGACTGGCGTTGTTTCTTCCAAGTGGAGAGCAAACACTGCTGGTATTACAACCGAAAGTTCTGTTGGAGTTAATACTACAAGCGTTGATGTATCAGCACTCACTGGTGTTGGCAACTCATTCCAAGGAATTTATGTTTCAAATGGTATGGTGATAATGGATAATACTCTGAACGGCAATCATTATATTGGAACAAACTTTAATGGTCTGATGGCAGGACCTGTGAATGTTAATGGTGCTCTGACGATTGATGGAGTTTGGGTCGTCGTATAAATATTCAAAACTGGAAGTCTTATTATAAGATAGATGGCAATCATTAATTTCAACAGTATTTCTGGTGTTAGTACGATCTCGGTAGCGAGTTCCATTACTGTTGGAAACAATGTATCAATCGGAACTGATAGAGTTACTGCTACGACTTTTAGTGGTAATTTGACTGGTAATGTTACTGGAACTGTTAATTCTTCTGGCATTGCTACATTTTCTAATGGTCTTGTAGTTTCTGCCGGAACTACTGCTGCCCCATCTATAAGTCCAAGTGGGGACTCAAACACAGGAATATTCTTTCCATCACCTGATACCATTGCGTTTACTGAAGGTGGTGTTGAGTCATTAAGACTTGGAAGCACTGGTAATATTGGTATAGGAACTGATAATGTAAATCAAAAAATAACAATTCAAAATAGTGCTTCTTTAAATGAAATACAATTTAGAGGGAGCGAATACACTAATGTTTATTCAACTACGGATAATGGATTTGATATTGGTATCAATAATCCTTCAAGCACTGGATCTTTTCGTATTCTAACGGCAAATACCTCAAGATTTAGTGTAGATTCAAACGGTAGGATAACTACACCTTATCAACCAGTGTTCCACGCATATGGAGTTGGTAGTGGAACATATGCTACTGGAAACTATATAATTTTTCCATCTACATATGTTAACATTGGAAGTCATTATAATACAAGTAATGGAGTTTTTACCGCACCAGTAGCAGGAACTTATTTATTTTTCTGGTCAAATGTTGGAAATAATATATCTGATGTTTATAGATTTTTTATTCATAAAAATAATTCTTCTGTTAATACCCAACAGTTAAGATTGGATTCTACTGCTACTGGATCGGAATATCCTGTTAATGCAATTCAGCAGACAATACTGACTTTAAGTGCCAATGATACAATTAGAATATATTTTAGTTCTGATAGTGGAAATGTTTTTTATCCATCTACTAATTCTTCAACTGACAATTATCCAAATTTTGGTGGGTACTTAATAGGATAATAAATACTCAAAAAGACTTTATATGGATTATACAATTACCTTAACAGAAGCAGAAGATCTAGCACTTCAATATGTCGCCGCAGACCCACAAGACTGGATTGATAATGCTGCTACCAACAGAGCAAGAATTGCGATTGATGAAATCTGCGACCTTTATGTAAAACATAAGTTGGACAATAACCAACCAATCACTGCTACTAACAAACCTGATATGGTCTTAGCGGCATACGAAGAAGGTCTAGTCAAAACAGCAGCACAAAGAAACGAAGAAGCAGCAGCACAGTTACCTCAATAAATACCTAAAAAACCATAATGGCTTCTGAAATTCGTGTCAATCAAATACAAAACCGAAGTGGATTAAGCACCGTAACATTCAGTGATACTGGTGTGGTTCTTTCAGGTATCACAACGGTCGGTATTTTGAGTGCGACGAGTATCACTGGAAACTTAACGGGTAATGTAACTGGTCAAATATCTGGAATACAGACTAGTATTACGGTAGGTGATAAGTTTATTAATAGTACTGGTGTCGGTCTAGGCGCTACAACGACCACTGGACGTAATGCTGGTGTTGGAACTGCTGTTGGAACTATTATATACAATTCAACAGTGGGTATTGTAGAAGTTTATGACGGAACAACTTGGAAACCAACATCAGATAACTTTATTCAGGCAACGGGTGGTATTGTAACTTCTTATTATAGTGGTGGAGTTTTTTGGAAAGCGCATACGTTTACTGCATCTAATACTTTTAAAGTTTTAACTGCTCCTGCTAATAATAATACTGTCGAGTATCTTGTAGTTGGTGGTGGAGGCGGTGGAACTAATGGTGATAATGGTAATGGTGCAGGGGGAGGCGGCGGTGCAGGCGGTTTCAGAACTGGTATTGGTGTAACTGTTAGTAATTCTCCTGGAGCATATTCAATCATTGTTGGAGCAGGAGGTGCTCCACAAAATGTTCCTGGTAATAGTTCAACATTTAATTCGTCAAATGTTGGTTTTTCTGCTATCGTTTCTCTTGGTGGTGAGGGCATCCCTGGAGGCAGCCCTGGAGGCACATCTGGCGCATCAGGTGGTGGTGGATTTGGAAGAGGATTGCCCGCAGGAACAGGCACTCCTGGGCAAGGAAATCCTGGTGGTCAAGGTGCAGGCACTCTTGCTCCAACAACAGTTGGTGGAGGTGGAGGAGGAGGTGGTGGTGCAGGAGCACCTGGTGCAGGTGGTAGTCTTAATTTTGGTGGTGCAGGAGGAACTGGACTACCTTCATCTATTTCCGGAACAGCAGTCTTTTATGCCGGCGGCGGCGGCGGCGGTGGTCAACAAGTAGCAAGCGGACAACCTGGTCCTGCTGGAACTGGTGGAGCAGGTGGATCTGGTGGTGGAGCTACTGGTGGTCCAGGTGCTTCGTCTCCATCTAGTGCTTCCGCCTCTGCAACAGCAAACACTGGCGGCGGCGGCGGAGGAGGAGGGGCACAACCATCTCCAGGATCAGGTTCTGCTGGCGGTTCCGGTATCGTCATCCTCCGTTATCAGGTCGGTCAACAGTCAGTCAAAGCGACTGGTGGAACAGTTTCATATGCTGATGGTAAGACTATTCACACCTTTACTTCATCAGCGACCTTTACAGTCACCGATCCTTCTTTAAGTTCCGTTGACTACCTTGTAGTTGGCGGTGGCGGCGGAGGTGGCGCTCGTTTTGCCGGCGGCGGTGGAGCTGGCGGAATGAGAACAGGAAGTGGTTTTTCCGTATCTCCTGGTTCATATTCAATCACTGTTGGATCTGGCGGAGGGGGTGGCGCTGTAACTGGAGGAACAGGTGCTGGTGGTGCCTCAGATGGATCTCCTGGAAGTGCTTCTATATTTTCAACAATAACATCACAAGGTGGTGGTGGAGGTGGAGCAGGAGATAATAACGCAGGTAAAAATGGTGGATCTGGTGGTGGAGGCGCTGCTCGTTTCCAAAGCACTGCGGGAACTGGAAATAGAGGTGATGGAACTAATCAACCCACGGCAACAACTGTCCCATCGCAAGGCAATAATGGTGGATTCTGTCCACCAGGAGCATCACCCGGATCACCATCAGCTTCTCCATATGTTGGATCTGGTGGTGGAGGTGCTGGTGGTTCTGGAAGTAACCCACCTGCTGGTGGAATTGGTGGATCTGGTTTAGCATCTAGTATTAATGGTTCTTCAATAACATATGCCGGTGGTGGAGGTGGAGGAGGATCTGCTGATGGTGCAAATTCATCACCCACTAGTGGAGGTGCTGGGGGATCTGGTGGAGGTGGCGCTGGTGGACCAACAACTGGGGTAGCATCCAATGGAAATGTTAATCTCGGTGGTGGAGGTGGTGGTGGCGCGTATGTTGGTCCACCTGTTACTCCAACAGGAAGTCAACAAGGAGCTAACGGTGGTTCCGGTATCGTCATCATCGCTTACCCATCATAAAATCCCACTTCTTGTGGTATAATATATAATAAAACTGAAACACATTATTCTTTTATGGCGTTCCTCACGACGTGGTACACGACTGACCTACCAAAAGATATTATAGAAATTCTTGAAGAAGATATCAAGAAGTTCGATCCCATCGCACAAGAGTCCAGACTTCACGGAGACGCAGTAGATAAAGTCATCCGTGATAGCAAGAATGCCTGGATTCCGACTTCTCATTGGATTGGTGGTTTCATCTGGCATTATATTCAGAGAACCAACAGAGAAAACTTTCTGTATGACCTGACTGCGATTGATGGTGAAAGTATTCAATACACTCAATATGGTGCTGGACAGTTTTATGACTGGCACATTGATGCGGGTATTGATACTGCTTATAAACCTCAACAAATCGTCAGTTCAGGCACCAATATCGCACAAGATCTTCTCACGGTTCAAGGTGAGTATGTGAGAAAACTTTCATTCTCACTTCAACTATCAGACCCAGAGGACTATACTGGTGGCGAAGTTCAGTTTATGGATAACGGACGTAAGACCTATTTTGCTCCCAAGCAGAGGGGCACTTTGATTATGTTTGACTCACGCACTCCTCACCGAGTTCGTAAAGTCAAGTCTGGCCTCAGAAAAAGTTTAGTCGGCTGGGTTTGCGGTCCGAGGTGGAAATGATGAACCTCGTTTGAGATATAAATACTTATATCATTTAGCAGTATTATGAGACATCATTACGTCTATTACTCTTACGAAGATTTTGGTAGGGGATATATCGGAAGTAGAACTTGCGACTGTCTTCCAGAGGAAGATAGGTACTTTGGTTCTTTTTATGATAAAACTTTTAACCCTACCAATAAAATTATTTTAGAAGTATTTGATACAAGAGAAGAGGCATTAGATGCTGAAATTAAGTTACATCAGTTTTATGATGTGGCAAGAAACGCTCATTTTGCGAATCAATCTAAACAAACTTCTACTGGGTTTTCTGCCGAAGGAGTTGTTCGTTCTGACGAATATAAAAAAAAGATGAGTGAGAGACTTAAAGGTAGAGAAATTAAACCAGAGTGGATAGAAAAAACTCTACAAAAGAGACGGTCTTACGATGGGGAACAAAATCCTTTTTATGGAAAAACGCATACAGAAGAAACTAAAGAACTTCTAAAAGAACGGACAACAGAAACTTGGAAAAATCAACCACATCCTTGGATTGGTAAAAAGCATTCAGAAGAAAGTAAAAAGAAAATGAGTGAATCTCGCAAGGGTGAAAAAAATTATTTTTATGGAAAGTCTCCTAGTGAAGAAACTAGAAGAAAACAAAGTGAAGCAAGAAAACTCTGGTGGGAACGCAAAAAACAACAACAAAATGAGGAGGTATAACAATGAAAGAATATAAGTCCACAGGCGGTGTCTATGAGGAAGGGTATCAACGTTGTGCGATGCCTCCTCGTAAGATGTCCAAGAACGAGTCCTTTGAGAAGAACGGATACTTATTCATTCCAGGTCTCATTGCCGACCCACAAAACTTAAAGGTTGATGTGCCGACTGAAAGGGGGCAAATAACTTATTATAATAACCGAATGGACAAGTATGATTACTGTCCTGATGAGAAGCAAGTCAATGGTTCACTTGCTCGTTATAATATCCCGACCTATCGTGAACTACACTTTCTGGTTAAGAAAGAAATAGAGAAGCGTCTTGAAATGGACCTTCACCCAACTTATTTCTATGACCGTTTTTATTTTGTTGGTCAACAGTTAAAGCGTCATAGTGACCGTCCTGCTTGTGAAGTGAGTGTGACCCTTCAAATCAGTTCTAATCATCCTGACAATCCTTGGCCCATTTGGTTTGAGCGTCCTGATGGTTCTGAAAGTTATGTGCTGATGAACGATGGTGACGCAGCGGTTTATAAGGGGTGTGAAAGAGAACACTGGCGTGACCCACTTCCTTCAAGGTATAATAGGGCACAAAGGTTATGGAGAAAGGTGAGAAAGTTGCCTGATGATACTTACCACCATCAGATATTTTTACATTATGTAAACGCCAATGGTCCTTTCTGTCACTGTGCTTTTGACGCAGTTCGCTGAATGATACATCCCCTATTCTTCGTACCAATCTACCGTTATGAGGTAGAAGACTGGTCCAGAAAAAAGGCGGCACTGTATAAAAAGATTGAAAGAAAAAACTTTGAGAAGAAAGGTCTTCAACACTTTTATACAGACCGCCAGAAGGACGGTAGAAGTTATGCTCTGGACTTTGATATGCTCTTCAATGAGGAACTGAAAAAGTTTTGTGAAGAGTCTGGTGTTTCGGAGTATCAAATCACCGATATCTGGACGATTAAATATAAGAAAGAAGACTATCAGACCGTTCATAATCATCGTAGTCACGGTTACAGTGGAATTTTATATGTTGAGTATGATGAGAAAGTTCATAAACCAACAGTCTTTGTTGGTCCCTGGAACGATCCTGTAAGTGATACCACACAACTTGCTTTTGCTCCTGATGCGAAAGAAGGTGTAATGTATATTGTTCCCAGTGTGCTTTTACATTACGCACAGTCAAACGCAAGCAATAAAGAGCGTGTTGTGACTTCTTGGGATATGTTAGTGCGATAAATAAAGAAAAAGTAGTCGGTTAATAATGGCATTTACCAAGATTGCTGCCGCTGGTATTGGAAGCACTGGGACAGTTACTTTACAAAACATTGTAGTCACTGGAAGTATCGATACTCCCAATATTACTGGTGCGGCATCAACAGCAAATGTAAGAACGAATAGTCTTGTTGTTAGTGGTGTTACAACTTCTTCTAGTGGTTTTGTAGGGAATCTAACAGGAAATGTAACAGGAAACGCAACGGGGTTAAGCGGAACACCCAACATTACTGTCGGCACTATCACTGCTGCGAGTGCATCTTTTAGTGGAAACATTAGTGTTGCTGGAACAGTGACCTATGAAGATGTAACTAACGTTGATTCTGTTGGTGTTATTACCGCACGAAGCGGTCTTGTAGTTGGTGCTGGTGCTTCTGTTGTTGGAGTTGTAACAGCGACTGGTGGATTTAGTGGTAATGTAACTGGTAATGTAAATGCTACTGGACTCTCTACATTTTCTGGTGGTATTCAAGTTGGTGCTACAACAAGTATTATTGTTGGACAAAGTTTTATAAGAAATAATCAAATTGGTCTAGGTCAAACAACAACAACTGGTAGAAATGCTGGTGTTGGAACTGCGACTGGAACTTTGGTTTATAATGATACCACAACATCAATTGAAGGATATTTTGGACCTATTTTGGGATGGCAAACAATTAAGTCAGCATTTAGTGCTAGTGGAGGGACAATAATTCCTTCTACTGTATCAAATAATGGATATACTTATCATGTATTTGCATCAAGTCCTGCGAGCTTTGTTGTTACTGGAAGTAACACAGTTGAAGTTTTGTGTGTCGGTGGCGGAGGTGGGGGAGGAAATGGTGCTCCAAGCTTTGATGGCAACGGCGGCGGCGGCGCTGGCGCTTTAGTATATTCAACTTCGGTTTTAGTTTCAAATGCAACGTATCCAGTAACAATTGGTGCTGGAGGCGCTGGTGGGCCTGCAGTGGCTGGCTCAAGAGGAACTACTGGAGGTTCTTCTTCTCTTGGAGGTTTAGTAACGGCTCCTGGAGGAGGCGGTGGTGGATCAGACAGTGGAAATCAACCAGGAGGACCTGGTGGATCGGGTGGTGGTGCTGGATGTGGTGGACCTACAGTACAATTTGCTGGTCCAGCAACTGGATCACCTGGTGGAACTGCTGGAAATGCTTCACCGCCAGCTGGGTGGGGAAATCCTGGCGGGTCCGCTGCCGGCGGAGCTGGACCTGGTGGTCCTGGCGGCGGCGGTGGCGGCGCTGGAGCTGCAGGAACAAATGGTGCTGGTCCAAATGGCACTCCTTCTCCAGGAGGTGCTGGATTATCATACTCCACATTTAGTTCCTTGTTAATTGGTCCTGCTGTCCCTTCCCCAACATCATCTGCGATTGGACCTACTGGTCTATATGCTGGCGGTGGTGGTGGTTCTATTTGGAGTCCTGGACCAGGCGGTAGTGGTGGACCTGGCGGCGGCGGCGCTGGTGGTGCTAGAGTTGCAGGACCAACTAGTGGTTCTAATGCAGTTGCAAATACTGGTGGCGGAGGTGGTGCTGGGGTTGCTGGTGGATCGGCAGGGCAAGGTGGTAGTGGAATAGTGGTTATTAGATATAGAGTTTGATAGTGTCACTTACCCTTCATAATACATAAATAAAAACATACCATTCATTTATTATATTCACGAATAAAGACTTATGGCACACTTTGCTCAACTAGACGAAAACAACGTCGTCACACAAGTTATCGTAGTAGATAACAAAGATATTACCGATCCTCACACTGGCGAAGAGGATGAGATTCTAGGTATTGCTTTCTGTAAGAAGCTTCTGGGTGGTAAGTGGGTTCAGACCTCCTACAACAGCAGCATCAGAAAGCGTTATGCTGGCGTTGGTTACTCATACAATGCTGGACTGGATGCCTTCGTCGCACCAAAGCCTTTTGAGTCTTGGGTTTTGAACAACGAAACTGCCGACTGGGAATCGCCAGTTGGACCTGCTCCTGAACTTACTGCAGAGCAAGTGGAAGCAGGTTCAAGATACCAGTGGGACGAAGAGAACGGTGAGTGGGATCTCGTTACCCCTGAGCCTGCTGCCGAATAATAACTTATATTAGGAGACTACTGAAATGAATATTCGTTTGCCTGGTGTTGATACCGCTATTAAATATCTTCGTCCTGATGCTAAGTTTGACTTATATAATAGGACTTTTACAAGGTGGGAATGTCCAAATGGATCTGAACCACCTGAATGGGAAGAAGTAGAAGCGCAAATTCAAAAGGATGTAGAAACTTATAATTACTACCTCTATGCCCGTAATCGTGAAACGGAGTATGGAGATTGGAAAGACCAACTGAACCTTCTCTTTGATGATATCAAGTCTGGTAATTTGGAGAATGGTAAATGGGTTCAGATGGTAGAGGCAGTAAAAGCAAGACATCCAAAACCAGAAGGACAACCACCGCAGTAAAAATAAATGGCACTTGACCGTCTTACACAAATCACCAGTTCTGGTATTTCAAGCACCGCACCTTTGACGGGCATTAATATCACTGGTGTGATTACTGCGACTTCGATCACAGCACCAAACTACGGGAATGTCAATTCCACAGCACTAAATGTATCAGGCGTCTCCACATTCCAAAGTAATGTGAATCTTGGTGATAATGATAAAATTCTTTTAGGTGATAGTAATGATCTGCAGATTTATCACGATGGGTCCAACAGTATAATTAGTGATTCTGGAACTGGAAATTTAGCTATTGCTGGAAGTAATGGCATAATATTATACAATGCTGCTTTTAGTGAATTACTTGCCGTATTTAATACAAATGGAGCAGCAGAACTTTATTATGATAACTCAAAAGAACTGGAAACCACAGGATACGGTGCGACTGTCTTTGGAGTTTTACAGTCACAAGGACTTCAATCTTCTGGTATCATTACTGCGACTAATGGAGTTCAAGTTGGTTCAGCTTCAAGTATCACTGTTGGAAATGCGTTTATAAGAAATAATTTGGTTGGTTTAGGAACCACAAGCACCACTGGTAGAAATGCTGGCATCAATACTGCAACTGGAACTATAATTTACAATGCGACAGAAGGGGCAGTTCAAGTTTACAATGGAAATATTCAGGGATGGGCAAATGTTGGATCGCCTTATATTCAGGCAACAGGTGGAACTATAAGTGAATATGAACTAAATGGTGCTTTTTATAGAGCACATCGTTTCACTTCTTCTGGAACATTTAACGTTACTTCTTCTAGAACAGACGCAGTTATTGAATATTTGGTAGTCGCTGGCGGCGGTGGTGGCGGTGCTGGTCCCTCTGGAGGTGGTGGCGGAGGTGGTGCTGGTGGTTTATTGTACAACTCTTCATATCCAATTACACCAGGTTCTTATTCAGTTACAATTGGTAGTGGTGGTGCAGGACTCCCAGCAGCAGGAACACCAAATGATGGAACTCCATCAACAATATCAAGACCTGATATAACAACTATTACTGCAATTAGTGGCGGTGGTGGAGGAGAATTTTCACCTTCAGCACCAGCAGCTGCTGGACATCCTGGAGGTTCTGGCGGCGGCGGCGGCGCAGTTGCTACGATTCCATCTATTGGTGGTGGTTCTGGAACTTCTGGTCAAGGAAATCCTGGTGGATATGGTCAACATAATCCATCCGTTTATGCTGCTTTTGGAGGTGGTGGCGGAGCAGGAAGACAAGGTAATCCAATGGGAACTTCTGGTCCTGGTCCATCTACATATGGTGGCGTTGGTGGTGACGGATTATCATATAGTCTTACAGGAACATCAGTGACTTATGCAGGTGGCGGTGGTGGTGGAGCAAATGTAGCAGGTCAAGGGGGATCTGGTGGACCTGGTGGAGGTGGTAGTGGTGGATCACCAGCAGGAGCAGGAAATGATGGAACTGCTAACACAGGTGGGGGCGGTGGTGGAGCATCACATGCATCTCCTAATGTTTCAAAGTCTGGTGCATCTGGTGTTGTTGTAATTCGATATCAACAAGGTTTAATCGCAGCAAAAGCAAGTGGCGGTACAGTTTCATATTCTCCAACAAAAACAATTCATACATTTTTAGGTTCTGGCACCTTTAGCATATTAAGCCCATCTTTAACTTCTATTGATTATTTGGTTATCGCTGGTGGCGGCGGTGGCGGGGGTACTATTTCTGGTGGTGGTGGGGCAGGAGCAATTCAATATGCGACTTCGGCACCAGTTTCAGCATCTCCAGGACAATACACCGTAACAGTTGGTGGAGGTGGGCAAGGTGGAAATGGAGATATGGGCATTCAGGCGACGAATGGATCAAATAGTTCTTTATCACTTTCAACTACAGTAACTGCTACTGGTGGTGGAGCAGGTTCTCCAAACTATGGAAGTACAGGTCTTCCTGGTGGTTGTGGTGGTGGAGGCGGTAGAGCTCCTGGACCTGGTGGACCAATTCAACCAGGAGGAACTGGATCAGGTGCCACTGGTGGTGCTCCTGTAACTGCCTCCCCACCGTTAGGATGGGGAAATCCTGGTGGAACTGGAAGCAATAGTGGCGGTGGAGATGGTTATGGTTCAGGCGGTGGCGGCGGCGGCGCTGGCAATGCCGGAAGTAATGCTTCTGGTGGAACTGGTGGAAATGGTGGAAGTGGTCTTGCTTTTACCATTTCTGGCACAACATTAACTTATTCTGGCGGCGGTGGTGGTGGAGCTTATAACGGAACTGGTGGCACCGGTGGCGGCGGTGGTGGTGGAAATGGATCTACAGGTTCTGGAACACTTGCTACAGTAGGTCAAGCAAACACCGGTGGCGGCGGGGGCGCTGGAGGATATCCATACTATAGAAGTGGTGGAACTGGTGGTTCCGGTATCGTCATCATCTCCTACCCATCATAAATATCTAAAAAACCATAATGGCATATATTGGTAGACAATTAGACGCTGGAAATTATCTCAAACTGGATGATATCTCATCACAGTTTAATGGGTCTACCGTAAGATTCAACTTAACCTCTGGTGGAAATCCATACTATCCTGGATCACCATTTTCAATTCTGGTATCTCTTGGTGGTGTTATACAAGAACCATCATCAGCATATGAGATTGATGAAAACCAAATCATCTTCGCAGCAGCACCACAATCAACTGATGACTTCTTTTGCATTTCTCTTGGAGTTGCACTAGGTGTTGGTGTTCCTGCTGATGGATCAGTTACCTTTGCAAAACTAGCACCTTCAGCAAGAGGAGTTGGTATTCAGTCTGGCGGCGTCAACATTGGAGTTGGTGTTACTCAACTTAACTTTATTGGTTTTGGAAATACTTTTGCCTATAATTCATCAACCAATTCTATTGATGTAAGTATTTCTGGAAATGCTGGCGCGGGTGGAACATTCAGTGCCAATGCTGTTGGTGTTCATACCACAAAGATTCTTGGAATCAATACCACAACTATTGCTGGTGCTGCTAACTCTGAAGGAGCAATTCAGGCAGTTGGTAACATTGCTCTTGTAGATGGTGCCATTTTAACAGATCAAAATATTGATTCAAATCTTTTTATTCCATCAGGTAAAAACGGTCTTGTAATTGGTCCCGTAACAGTTGGACTTGGTATTACAATTGACGTTGCAACTGGTTCCGTTTTAGTCGTAGTCTAAATATTCAAAAGGTGATATAAAGGAATGAGCACTCTCCGCGTTAGTAATATAGAAGCAAAGGCAGATGCTTCAAGTCCTACTATTGATGAGAAGGTTAAAGTTACCAACTCGCAGGGAAGAGTTCTGGTACAGATTGATGGTAAGACTGTTGGTATTACCACGGTAGGAATTAACACAACGGGCAATACATTTACTGTTGATCCAAATGGTAATATTCAGTTTGTAGGTGTCATTACTGCTGCGAACGTTAATACCACTGGTGTTTCTACTTTTACAAGATTAAATGTTGGAACTGGTGGAACAGTTATTACTACAACTGCTACTGGTTTTATTGGATTGGGAACTAATAATCCATTAAACAAAACTCATATTGGAGTAAGTGATCCAACATCTCTTGGCACTTCATCCGATGGTATAAGAATTAGTGATGGAACTAGAAACGTCCAATTATCAAGAACAGGTTCTTCTTATAGTTATGGCGGTATAACTGGAACTGGAAGTTTAATTTATTCTTACGATACATTATCCTTACAAGCAGATACCAGCAATCCAATTATATTTTCTACTGGTGCAAATGAAAGAGCAAGAATTGATAGCTCTGGAAACCTAAAACTTTCAGCAGCGGGGACAAAAGTATTAAATAGTTCTGGCAATCCAATTCTTCAACAAACTGGAAGTATTCTTCAAGTAATTTGGAAAGATTTGGGTTCTTCATCTTTTACTGCTACTTCCACTTCTTCAACATATAGAGCCACTGGTTTTACAAATACTATTACACCAAGTGCATCTACTAGTAAGATACTTCACACTGTAACTATCGGATGTCAATTTATTTGTGATGGAAATATAGCAATTGCTAGAGGTGGAACTGTAGTTTCTCCAAGTTTAATGGACTCTTATAGAGATGGTATTACTGCTTCATATACAAATGATATGCCCGCATATACTTTTACTTGGTTAGACAGTCCAGCGACGACATCATTGATTAGTTATGAATTGTATTGTAGGGCAACAGGATGTGGTGGAGTTATGTTTGTTGGATCAGCAGGAGATTTTAATTCTTCTTGGACTTTAATGGAGGTAGCAGCGTAATGAAAAAAATAACAATTCACCAAGCAATTGATTCTTTATTACCTGGTGCGGAATTTTCAATAAGAGACGATGATTATAACACTATTGACTGGTGGGACGAAGTATATCAACAACCAACAGAAGAGGAAGTAGAAGCAGAAATAGCAAGACTTCAAACAGAATATAGTCAGCAAGAATATCAAAGATTAAGAGCACCAGAATATCCAGACTTGAAAGAACTTGCTGATGCTTTGTATTGGTCTTCAAAAGGCGATAATACAAAACTTGATGAGTATTATGCTAAATGTGAAGCAGTTAAATTAAAGTATCCTAAACCAAAACAATAAATACCTAAAAAACTCCAATGAGCATTCTGAATGTCAATACAATAAAACCAGTTGGAACAGGTCAGACTGTCACGGTGAGTGCTACTGACTTCAAAATTGGTACAACTACTTTGAGTTCTGGTGGTAGTGGGACTTTCGTTGGTAACGTTACTGGTAATATTACTGGCAATGTTACTGGTAATGTAACTGGCAATGTTACTGGTAATGTAACTGGCAATGTTGCTGGTAATATCAATTCAATAGGTATTAGTACTTTAACAACAATTAGAGGGAGTGATAATACCATTACAGTTCCAACTGGACATAAACTAGTTGGCACGGATACTGGAAGTCTTTATGCTCCCGGAACACTTGTACAGTATAGTGAATATAGAGTCCCATCAGTCAATGATGTTTATGTCACTATTAGTGAAGATGTAATTTACAATACTCCTGTTACAGTTTCAATTACTCCAAAATTTTCAAATAGTAGATTAATCATTCACGCAGAGTGTCAGACGAGAATTATTCCATCTGAAGGAATATCCGCAATGATTAAAAGAGATGGTTCAGCAATAAATGGAAGTTATCAAAGAAATTCCTTATTCTTTGCTTATAAAGGAGATGAGGTGAATCACCATTATCAAGTTCACTGTAATACTTCCGTGGTGTCTAACTCAACCAATTCAACAACATTTTTATTATCCATACAACCTTATGGCGGATCTGGTGAGTTTAACTATGGTTGGGGAAATAATTACATACAAGTATGGGAGGTGGCACAATGACCTATAATCGTTCTATTGGTGTTGTAGAAGCACTACGAAATTTAGTTCCTGGTACAAAATGGATAGTTAAAAACAATACTTATGAAGGTTTAGATTGGTTGGATGAAGAGGAAGAATGTCCAACGAGAGAGGAAATTGAATTAGAAATTGCTAGACTTCAAGAAGAATATGCTGCAAAAGAATACCAACGCCAAAGAGCACCAGAGTATCCAGATATCAAAGACCAACTTGATGCGATTTGGAAAGGTGGAGATGCCTATGAAGAAATGCTCACAAGAGTAATGGAAGTCAAAGCAAAATATCCAAAACCAGAATAAATATTCAAAAAACCAATGAGCACACTCAAAGCCAATATTATTGATTCAACTTCCACAACAACGGAGTTCAAAGAAACCATCACTGCAAATGGTGATAAGCAATGGGTGGATACTTATGGAGTGATTAAAACCAATCGTGATACCATTGCTGAAAATGTGATCATTCCCGCAGGAACCAATGGTCTTTCTTCTGGTCCCATTACAGTTCAACCTGGATATGAAGTTACAGTAAATGGAGAGTGGGTAATTGTATGACTCGCATCTACGTTCAAAACATTCGCTCTCAAACTGGTAGCACAGTTGATTTTAAAGATCCAATCAGCGTCAATGGTGCTTCACAATGGGTTGATAGTTATGGTGTGATTAAAACAAATAAAAATACTATTGATGAGAACGTGACGATACCATTGGGAACTAACGGAGTCACTGCCGGAACAGTGACAGTCGGTGCTGGTTACACCGTCACAGTACAAGGAGTTTGGACAATCGTATGACTAGCAGAATTATAGTTAATAATATTCAATCTGATACTGGTGTCTCTACTGTAACAATTAGTAGTCCAGTAACTCTTAGTGGTGGCATTACTGGTGGTGGTTTTGCTGTTGGCACCGGTGCTTCCATTGCTTCTCCTGCGACTAATATACTGACCATAGGTACTAATAATACCGAAAGAATAAGAGTAGGTGCTGCTGGATCTATTGGTATAGGGACTGATAATCCGACTAAATTTATTGATATAACTGGTGTTCATTCCGGAATTAATACCACCGGAAGATTTGTAATGAGTCCTCATGCCGCTGGATGGGACACTGGTGTAACTTCTGGCAATATACATCACCACTATATTGATAATTTTAGATTATATTCTGGGCAGATTGGATCTGGGACAGAAAGATTTAAGGTTGATAGTAATGGATATATGTCTGTCCTATATCAACCTGCATTCAGAGCAACAGCTACTACATCTGTAACTATTACATCAGCACAAAGATTACCGTATAATTCCACCTCTGATAGTGGTGGTTTTGATAACACAAACTCATATAATACTTCAACTTATGCCTTTACTGCACCAGTCGGTGGAGTTTATTTTTTCCAAGCCTCAACATATACTGATGCAAATACAGAATCAATGTGGGATATAAGAGTAAATGGAAATATTCGCCAAAGGGCAGAGTTAAGACAAACTGCAGGAGATGATATTGGAGAAAATACTATCATTAATGCATCATGTATTGTAAGTTTAGCAACAAATGATGTAGTTGATATTTATTGGGCATCAAATAGTGTTCAATTAATTTCAGGTAGTGGTTTTATTTCATTTTCAGGCGCCAAAATATCATAATAAATACCACTAAATACTTCAAAACAATTTACATATAAGTATGGACTATACAATTACTTTAACGGAAGCAGAAGACCTAGCACTTCAATACGTCGCTGCTGATCCTCAGGACTGGATTGATAATGCAGCAACCAATCGTGCTCGCATTGCGATTGACGAAATCTGCGACCTTTACGTCAAGCATAAGTTAGATAATAACGAAGCAATCACTGCTACTAACAAACCAGATATGGTTTTGGCAGCTTATGAAGAAGGTTTAGTCAAGACAGCAGCACAAAGAAACGAAGAGGCAGCAGCAGCGTCAGCAGCACTCGCTGGTTGATAATACAAAGGAGTTTATAAATGGCTAGCAGTCTCCGAGTTAATGCTATCGTTCCTGCGAGTGGAACTAACGTCGCTATCGGGACTGCTGGTGGAACTATTACTTATTCTGCGAGTGTCTCTGGGATTTCTACTTTTACAACTTTAAATGCTACAAGTATTGTAGGTGTAACAACTGCTGGTATTACTACTGCTTATATTGGTTCTATTAATGATGGTCCCCTTTCTGGTGCCCGGAATAGAATAATTAACGGAGATATGAGGTTAGATCAGAGAAATAATGGAGCGAGTGTTTCAGTTACTGGTGATGGATTTGGTAATAGACAATTTCCAGTAGATAGATTTAACATTCAAAAAAACTCAACGTGTGTTATTTCTGGTATTCAAACATCTGACGTACCAACTGGTCAAGGTTTTTCAAATGCTTTAAGAGCACAAGTCACCACCGCCGATGCCACTATTGCTGCTGGTGATTACGCTTCTATTAGTCATAGATTTGAGGGATATAACGTTGCCGATTTACACTATGGAACTACCAATGCTAAAACAGCAACTTTATCTTTCTGGGTAAAATCTAGTATATCGGGGACATATTGTGTCGCACTTACAAACTATGCCGACAGTCGTGCTATTCCAATAAATTATTCAATTAACTCTCCCGATACTTGGGAGTATAAAACCATTATTATTAGTGGAGATACTACTGGAACTTGGGAAAAGACCAACTCTGGTGGTATGAATATGTCGTGGACACTAGGTGCTGGTACAGACTATCAGGCAACAAATAATACATGGACAGGAAGTGTAGAATTAGCAACATCATCACAAACTCAGTGGATTTCAACTCTTAATGCTACCTTTTTTATCACAGGAGTTCAATTAGAATCCGGTACAGTTGCGACCCCGTTTGAGAGAAGAAGTTTTGGGCAAGAGTTAGCATTATGTGAAAGATACTATCAAATAAAAGAATATAATGGGGGAACAGTTAATATGTATCCTGGTTCAACTAATGGTTATTTTAGCATACCTCTTTCTCCATTAATGAGAACTGGTCCATCCGTAGTTACTTATGATACAGCATATCAAGCTTCTGGATTTATATATTATAATGGGGGCAGTACTGCTGTAACTTATGGTAATAATCAAGCTCCAACAGTGGGTGCCGTTTCATCTGTAGCTTCTAGAACATCCGGAAACTTTTCTACTGGTGAAGTGTGTGGTCATACTTACGTTCGCATTAGAGCTTCTGCCGAATTATAAGGAGATAAAGTTATGAATTTTAAATTAAATCAAGATAGGTCATCTGCAAATAAAATAGGAACAGACGAATGGCACAATGTCGAGACCTCAACAGAATATCTTCTCTGGTTAGAAGAAGGCAATGAACCTCTTCCACCAGACCCAATTACTGAACCAGAATCTTTAACTCCACAACAGAAGTTAGAGGCAGCAGGACTCTCAATAGAAGAACTCAAAGAACTGTTGGGTCTATAAATATCTAAAAACTCATATAAATGTCTGATATAAGATTCAATCGTTGGTTACATCAATCTGGTACTGGCGGAGTCTATCAAGATTCCACTGGTAGAGTCGGTATCGGAACGTCAGTACCAACGAGTGCTTTGGATGTTCAGTCAGGGACGATTAAGATTGGTAATAATACTTTAAGTTCTTCTGGGGTTTCTACTTTTACATCAGTAACTGCCACTACTGTAACTGCTACAAGCATTACAAATACTGGTGTTACAACCGTTGCTGCCGGTAGCACTTCAGCTCCATCTATAAGTCCAACAGGTGACAGTAATACCGGTATATTCTTTCCTTCTGCTGATACCATAGCGTTTGGTGAAGGTGGTGTAGAAGCAGCTAGGTTTGATAGTAATGGTCGTCTGGGTATAGGAACAATAAGTGCTGTAAAAACACTTGACGTAAGAGGTGAAGCAACTTTTGGTGCTGGAGTAACAGTATCAGATTTAAATTGGGGTAAGGACGCTAATCAATTAGTTTATACTTTTTCAGGAACTGCTTCTGGAACTAATCCTGCTGACGGTTGTTTAGCACTTGTAAATCCAAATGCAAATCCAAGTGCATCAAGAATTGGTTCGATTGTTTTTGGAAATAAAGTATCTGGAACCAATCTAACAGGCAATCCTGGTATTAAGGCAGTTATTGAGTCTTATACAAATACTAATGTTGGAAATGCTGCAGATACTGGTGGATATTTGAGATTTCAAGTCAAACCTGATAATGGTGAATTGGGAGTTCAAATGCAATTGAACTCTAATGGAAATTTATTATTTAACTCTGGATATGGTTCAGTAGCAACGGCTTATGGATGTCGTGTTTGGGTGAACTTTGATGGAACAAGTGGATCTATTCGTGGTAGTGCTAATGTAACCAGTGTAACTAGAAATAGTACTGGAAATTATACAATCAATTTTTCAAGTTCTATGCCAGATTCTAACTATTGTCCAACGGTCTCCATCTCTCAAGGTGGTGGGCAAGGATTAGTTCATCAGGTTGGACAAGGTGGACCAAACCTAAACTCTGGAAATTATTCAGCATTTGGAACTGGTTCACTAAAAATTGTGACTGGTAACCCATCTAGTAGTGTTCCTTTTGATGTTAATAGTTGTAATGTAGCAATTTTCCGTTAATTTATAAATATTCACAAGTCTTAAAATAATTATGGCACAATTAATTCTTATGCATAATGATTTTGGTGGAGTTGCAGTAGGATACCCAACACCAGAAGCACTTGAAAATTATACAATCACTGAAATTGCTCTTAAGGATACTCCAACTGGGCAACCTTTTTGGATTGTAAATGAAGAAGAAGTATCAAATGACTATACATTTTTTAATGCTTGGGAACTTGATGTAGAAGAACTTGGAGAACCGACAGGATACGGTATGGACTATGAAGACTGGGTACTGGAGTACAAGAAATGATCAAGATTAACGTAGATAAAGCAAAAGAAATCCAAAAAGATAAGATGAGAGCGGTGAGAAAACCACTTCTAGAAAAACTGGATGTGGATTTTGTAAGAGCACTTGAATTTGGTACTGATACTGAAGAAATTAAGACTCAAAAACAAGCACTTCGTGATGCAACCAATATTGTTACTGAAGCAGAAATAACTGGAACAACCGTTGATGAGATCACAACAGAACTCAAAGAAGTTTGGAATGAGAGTCTTTTAGGTCCTAAACCTTAATTAAGTTATAACTTATCTTCAACGGCAACAAACCTAGTCTACTTATAAAAACACACTTCGTCAACCGGTTGACAACCTTTTGAATTTCCTTTATAATATTCAAGTCTTCAATATCCTTGTAACTTTGGGAATGAAGACCACTTCTCTGTGGTGGGAGAGGTGAGTTGGTGGTATAATAAGGAGGGTTTTTATACCCTCCTTTTTTCTATTATAAATTAATATAAAAATTATAACAAATTATGAACTTTACTGTATATTCTAAAGAGGATTGCCCATACTGCTATAAAGTCAAACAAGTTCTTGAGTTGACAGGAAGTAACTTTGTAGTATATAATCTCAATGAGCATTTTACCAGAGATGAGTTTTATGCCGAGTTTGGCGAAGGCTCTACTTTCCCACAAGTTATTTGTGATGAACAAAAATTAGGAGGATCAGTTGACACAATCAAATTCCTCAAGGAAAAACAAATCATCAAATCTTGACCTAAATAAAAAGGAAGACCACTTTAATCGTGGTGTTGAACTTATACTTAATGGAGGCAAAAGAAAGCAGACTCAACCGTTTCACATCATCTTTGAGAAGATGGTTTGCTTTCTAAATCGGGAGGTAACCATCTATTTTGAGTTTTCCTTTATATCAAGGAAGAAAAAGTAGTTTCCCGGAGCAAACACATGTTAGCAATCAGTTTAGTATTCGGTTCTTTTCTAACAGTATTGTTTCTGATTGTGGGAGTAATGCTTGGTTGGGTTGCCAGAGAATACATGATGAATCACCAAGAAGGTCCAAAACAAATTGCATACCATCCAGAGTTTTATGATAAGGATGGTGAGTTAATCGATCAAGAAATCGTATCAGTACGATTTGAGCAAGGATACTTTGAAGATGAGTTTGAAGTAGAGGAAGACGAAGAATAGTCAATAAATAACTTTAACATTATTCAACATTTTGTTCATCATATGACTACGACAACTAAAGCAAAAACACCCGTTAAAAAGACCACTTCAAAGGCAACTACTGCTAGAGTTACTGCAACTCCAAGTTTGCCAAACAACCCGTTTGTCTTTGAAGTATTAGATATTGTATCAAGACAAAAAACAAATTCCAAGAAGGTAGAAATTCTTAGAAAGTATGAGCATGTCGCATTGAAATCAATCTTTATTTGGAATTTTGATGAATCAGTAATTTCAATGCTTCCAGAAGGTGCGGTGCCATATTCTGGATACTCAGACCAAACTTCTTACAGCGGGTCTCTTACAACGAAGATTTCTGAAGAAGTTCGTAAGATGCACGAAACTGGATCTTTTTCAATCGGATCGAGTGATAAGCAAGGGCATACCACAATTAGTAGAGAATACAAAAACTTTTATCATTTCATCAAAGGTGGTAATGATTCGTTGAATAATATTCGTCGTGAGACAATGTTTATTAATATCCTTGAAGGTCTTCATCCTCTTGAAGCAGAAATTCTTTGCCTGGTGAAAGATAAAAAGTTGAATACAAAATATAATCTTACAAAAGAAATTGTTGCTGAAGCGTATTCAGACATTCAGTGGGGCGGTAGAAGTTAATCTAAATTTTTGAAGTTATTATCATGGAAAAAAATCTTATAGAAAAACCAAAGATGCCATCAGATAAAGGAGAGGCGCCCAATAAAGATTTAAACCATGCCTGGACTCCCGAAGAAAAGGAATTGTTTAAATCAAAATATGGGTGTGAAGTTATCAAACAAAACTGTACTCTAGAAGAAGCAAAAGACAGTCAAGTTCCAACTGATGCTTACATAGTCACTTATCAAATTGATGGTAAAACTTGTTATGATTTAACACGCTGTGGAAAGAGATCTAATTTGTTTGATATGTATTACGATAATCTCGGTCCAGTAGTTCGTAATATTGACTGGGGTTATGGAAAGATTAATCCAAAACTCTGGGGATATCAGGCACCCGAAAAGAAAAAGCGTAAGTGATTCCCCAGAAGGGGCAAAAAATTCCGGCAAAATTTTCTCACGCGAAGATTTTATAAATTTGTATCGTATGATACAAATCATACTTGATAAATATCCACGAAAGGGAGTATAATACTCTCATCGTTCATCTGGGAAACCAGACGGAAGTAAGCCGACTCGGAACGGATTAAAACCTACTTATAGGTCGTTCATCTATGGAAACACTTCTTTTAACTTGCCTTCAAGCACAGTTAATGGTTGGGAGAATTCATAAAGTTGATATTCCAAAACAAGCAAAAAATGACTTGGTTTGGGAAATCAAACAGATTACTCCAAAAGAGTGCAAAATAGACGCAAAAGCCGACTGAAGGAACGCTCTTTAGCCTCAAAATTAAGGAGAAAACCTAATGTCTAAAGTCGTATATCGTGGTGTTGAATACGATACTCAAAAGCGTATTGAATACCAACAGCAAATGCAACAACAAGCCCAACAATACAACGAAACCTATCGTGGTGTTAAGTTTGTAAAGGAGGGGCACAAGTGAAAAAACTTAACTTCCTTCAAATCATTAAAGAGCAAAAACAAAAAGAAGAGCGCCGTCACCAAGCACAACTAGCACAACTCGTTGGAGCAAAGTGATGTTCGCAGTATTACAAATTGCCGCAGGATCTGCGGTTGTACTTGTTTTATTGTCGCTTTATATTCAATTTTTATTTAAGTAGAAATCGGAGGGGTTGATCTCCTCCTTTTTTTATAGGTATAAACTCGTAGGTATAAATTATTGTTAAGGAATCAACACAAAACACCTAGATAGTAGTAGAATATAGAGGTGAAGCGTATGAACGAAAACCCCTTTGTTATGTTATTCTATGTGCATGGAGGTTATTATGCACAACCTAATCTCTTACAATCAATTAGCTGGATGGAAACAATTTGAGGAGACAGTAGAACGATCTAATGAACAGAACGACTTAGTTAATGATTATTTTAATTGTTTGATTGAGTGTGATGATGAAAAACAAACTTGTAAAAGAATTTGTAGGGAGTTGTTAAGCAAGT